GGGTGCAAAAGTAATGCTATAAAACATACGATCCAAATTTATCGGGCATTATTTTTTAGGCTTTTTCCCAAGACTTAACAAGTTATATAATGTACGTACGATAAAACACAATATATAGTATCCTTTTTTCCAAAATCCACTCATACCCCCTCCTATTTAAATAAAATCTGTTTTCTGTTCACCCCATGTTTTTTTAATGAAAGATGTATGAATCCCTTCGTACGATAAAGGATCGCCTGATCAAAATTCAGGCAGCTTGCCACCAAGTCCTCCAATAGTCGGTTGCGATCCACCGTGTAAATGTCTACCGCCTCCCCCTTCATATGTTGCGAGCTAGGGGCACCTCCCACTAATCGGTTTAACTCTTCGCTTCGATAGCCACTCATGATATACATAGGCTGTCGATGATATATACGCAAAGGTTCCAACAACCGCACCGTTAGATTCCGTATCACCGGTATTACCTCCGAAGGCAACGCATTATTAAGTCCAAATTCCACCGCCATCGCACTATAAACAAACTCGTCCATACGAAAATGCTCTGTCAATCTCTTCTCATCCTTTTCCATCTTAACTCAAATTTTCAATCCTTAATTTTCAATTTATAAGAGTAGTCCACCCCAAACAGCGCACCGGCAAACGTGCAGATCTCCCCAAATGCGACCAGCACGCTGTTATCTATCTCACCGGAAGGAGCCACCCAAAAACCACAGAACACCAAGGTAAGGCCGGTCACGCAAAGCAGCACGGCCATTACCAGTTGCACGTTAAATCTCATCCGGGCTATCGCTATCAGAGCCACCAGCCTCCGTAGTGGCGCCATCTTGGGAGACCCTTGCGTATTCCAACGTCTTCTTCGTATCCTTCAACTCACCGCCCGGAGTGAAGATGATACGCGGGGGGCGCAACATACTCGTGTTAAAATCTTTCTTATCCGTCACCCCATCACTGCTCACCGAGATCCGAAAACTCCCGAAATCGCCGAGCCTTACGATACGCCCCTCCTGAAGCTCCATATCCAACACGAAATTAAGGTTATCCAATACCGCCTTCACATCTGCCGACGACACCGTACTACGTGCCGAGATCAACTTACATAACGTTTTCATACTAGAGGTACCATTCGTTTTCGACACCGCATAAAACTTTTTCTCTGAATCCTTCTCGCCCGGCTTCGACGGACGCAACACCAACTTAAAACCTTGTGCCATATCTTTTAATTTTTATGGTTATATACCCCTTATGGAGCACGACACAAAGGTAAGATGAGCCGGAAGAGGTCAGCGTCCGTGGTTTTATCCATCAAACAAATAGTATTCAACGAATTAAAAATAAAAATGCCCAAAAATTCCCCTTTTCAAAGACAACAAAAACCTGCTATTCTTAACTAACATTCAAATCCATATCTCTTTTAAAACTCATCCGTCACCTCCCTCTTTCCAGCGAGCACCAAGACTGCTTCCGCAGAATGCCCCGCCTCTCGCAAATGAGAAGCCAAGCCACGCACCGAGCCCGGATAATCAAACCCCATCAACAGGCAAGAGGCTATTTCCAAAGAGGAAGGGGGAGTCTCACGATCCGTAAACTCCACAAGCTTCACTAGCTCCAACAAGAGTTCCGGACGAAATGGGGAATACAACAAATCACCACGCACCGTATACTTACGTATATAACACCGTTCGCACTCCCGGTCATGCTCCATATACTTCCGGATAAATTTACGGTACGCCCCGGGCATCTTCCTATAATAATCTCCATATCCCAAACTACACACATCCATTTTCCAAGACTCCCGCTCATCCGGCCCCAACGTTACCAAGAACGCGTCAAAATTCTTCACCGTGGGCTTATGCCCCAATCTCTCTCTCAAACGCTCATAGATCTTTTTCATCATGCGAACGCAGGGGGAATGTTTATCCCTGCGCCGCATATGGCCGGACACCGTACTTACATACGGATTTTCAAATACATATATAAAAACAGAACCGGCCTTCTAAATCCCTTTACGGGAAAAGAAGACCGGTACAAAACCTTGACCTTATATCGATTCTACAAAATATCTATCATCCTATCTTTTCATCACAAAACCCACATGGTTCCTTCTCTTTTCTTGCAAATGCCTCTGGGGAGGCTCTTCTTTTTTGACGCTATATTTAAATCAACATTAATAGCATAGGCCCTCACGGATAAATCCATAATTTACTTTTTATTTCGCTCTATTCATCCAACACCTCATATTTAGAATGCTGGCTCTTGAACTCGGGAACGATCTCCTTCATCCGCTTCACGATCTGCATATCCCCCTCCACGGCACAAGCACGTACCAAGGCATCAATCCGCAGATTGGCGTCCGCATAATCATACGCACGGACTTGGGCGATCTTGATCTTCGGATGAAAAGTAGGCTTGGAGGTCTCATCCTCATTGAGCACCTCCTCATACAACTTCTCCCCGTCTCGCAATCCCGTGAACCGGATCTCGATTCCCTTCACCCCGCTCAGACGGATCATCCGCTCAGCCAGATCCACGATCCGTACAGGTTTACCCATATCGAACACGAAGATCTCTCCCCCATTACCCATCGTACCGGCCTCTAGGACCAGCTTACAAGCCTCCGGTATCAGCATGAAGAAACGAATGATATCCTTGTGCGTCACCGTCACCGGACCGCCCCGCTTGATCTGCTCCTTGAATAACGGGATCACGGAACCGTTCGATCCCAGCACATTGCCGAAACGAGTCGTCACGAATTGCGTGCGACCGCTCACCTTCCCATCCTTGATGGCTTGATCCAAGCTCTGCACGTAGATCTCGCAAATACGTTTCGAGCAGCCCATCACGTTCGTGGGATTCACCGCCTTGTCGGTCGATACCATCACGAACTTCCTCGTGCCGTATTTCACCGCCAAGTCTGCGATCACCCGGGTACCGTCCACGTTGTTGCGGACACTCTCCTCCGGATTATCCTCCATCATAGGCACATGCTTGTAAGCCGCGGCATGAAACACGTAATCCGGACGATGCTCCTCGAACAGCTCCTCCATGCGTTCACGCACACAAATATCGCTCACAACCGTATAGGATTCTATATCCGGCCACCCACGAGCCATCATCAAGCGGACATCGTGTAAGGGAGTCTCCGCCTGATCTATCAAGACCATACGTTCCGGGGCGAACTGGGCTACCTGCCGCACGATCTCGCTGCCGATACTCCCGGCGGCTCCTGTTATCAGAATCCGCTTACCGGTAAGCTGCTTCCTCACAGCCTCCAAGTCTATCTCGATCTTATCACGGGGCAGCAAGTCCTCTATATTCACCTCCCGCAGCTGGGTATGGTTCAAGTCGCTCTTCCCGTCCCACTCTTGGGCGGCAGGAGTCATATAGATCTTTATATTCGCCTTGATCAGCCTGTCCACCATCTCCTGATTATTCCGGATCGCCTCAACTTTCAATGGAGACACCAGCAAGACATTAGACCGTTTTTTCCTCATCACAGAAACCAATTCCTCATCATTCGGATAAACCTTGACTCCCATTAAATATCGATACTCTATCTCCGCTATGTCCGAGATAAAACCCGCCAGCACAAACCGGGCCGGATCCTGATTCTGGATACTCTTCGCCAAACTCACCCCACCTTGCTTCACGCCATAGATAAACGCACGCTCCGCCTTAGCCACCCGGAAAGTACTCACATAAAAGAATTTAACGAACACACGCATCATCCACATCAAGCTCATAGCCAACAACGCGGAGAGGATCAGATCCCGTTTACGGATATACATCAAATAAGGAGAGAAATCGGTCAGTGCCTGAAACACGACCACACAAATCAAGCCAAACAAGACGGCGAACCCCACCTTTTGCAAGTCCACGAAAGAGGAATAACGTATAATCCCCGAATAGGTATGGAACAGGCGAAAGCCTACCAGATAAGGAATCAGGCATACCAACAGCGTGACCAATAGATGCCCTAAGATATCCAAGGTTGATAATACCCCGTTATTCAAGGTATACACCAATAAGCCGGAAAATAGGATCAAGCAGCAATCCAGCAAGATAATACCCCAATAGGGTAAGGATTTCTTGGAAAAGTACCAGGTAGATAGTCGAGAAAAAGGATCCCTCATATCAATTCTTGTTTATGTAGTTACACGAATAATCTATAGAATAAAAGCTCTTTTGGGCTATTCCGATACAATAGCTCTAAATGTTTGAAATATCAATCTTATATCGAAAGTAAAGGAATGTCTGGCAACATATTCCAGATTAATACGCAATTTATCTGGCATTATTACTTCAACATAATACTTATCAGGATCATTAACCCGCTCAAGAAGTTCATTCTCATTTCGATACCGAATAGAAGCCAAATCTGTAATGCCCGGCCTAACATCCAACACATGCATTTGTTCTTCCGTATACATATCAACATACTTACGAACTTCCGGACGAGGACCAACCAAACTCATATCCCCTTTAAACACATTAATCAATTGAGGAAATTCATCCAATTTGTATTTACGGATATAATAGCCGGACCGAGTAATCCGAGGATCATGTCCACCCACTGTAATAAGCCCTTTCTTATCTGAACCCACACGCATGCTACGGAATTTAAATAGCTGAAAATCCATATTATTACGCCCTACACGAACTTGCTTATAAAAGACAGGACCGATAGAATCACACTTAATCCAAATTGCCAAAATGACAAATAGAGGACTAAGCAAGATAAGCCCTATCCCGCTCGCTACAATATCAAATATACGTTTCAAATCGTTTGGATTATTTTATTGGGAAATAATATCAACAAAATTAGAAATCACATACTCCACATCCTCATCCGTAAGACTGGTGTGTAAGGGTAAAGTAATCTCATTATGGTATTGGTTGTAAGCATTCGGATAATCTGCGATATCAAAGCCTAACGCCTTATAAGCAGTCATCATGGGTAACGGTTTATAATGTACATTACAAGCGATTCCCCGTTCTGCCATTTTGATGATAATCTCATTCCTTTGTTCGATACTCTTATCCAATAACCGCACCAAATACAAATGTCCGCTGGAAATATGGTCCCCATTCAAATGATTCAGTGTTTGCGTACGATAAGTAGCTAACGCCTCATTATAACGGCGGATGATCTCCTGTCGTCTGGAAAGCATTCCCGCATAACGCTCGAATTGAGCCATACCGATAGCGGCCATGATATCCGTCATATTACATTTATAATAAGGAGCCACGATATCATATTCCCAAGCACCCAGCCGAGTCTTCGCTAAAGCGTCCTTATTTTGACCATGCAATGACAATAGCTGAAATTGCTTATACAAAGTCTCATCATCCACACCTAAAACCGTACGCCAAGTCAAAGCCCCCCCTTCCGCCGTTGTTAAATTCTTTACTGCATGAAAGGAAAAAGAGGTAAAATCTGCCACCCCACCACACATCTTTCCATGCCATTGAGCACCAAAGGCATGTGCCGAATCCGCTAATACAATGACCCTACCAAACGCTTTCTGGATCTCATTCGCAGATTTGAATAAATGCCGTTTACTCTCTACTGCCTCATAAATCCGGTCATAATCACACATAACCCCGCCAAGATCCACAGGGATCACTACTTTTGTATTAGGGGTTATAGCCTTCGCCAATTTATCATAATCCATCTCAAAAGAATCCGGAGCTGTATCCACCATCACCACCTTCGCCCCGACATGGCAAGTCACGCTAGCAGTGGCCGTATAGGTATAAGCACTAGTGATCACCTCATCGCCCGCCCCAACTCCTAATACCCGCAATATTGATTCCATGCAAGCCGTAGCCGAATTCAAGCATACAGCTCTATTCGTATGGCAATAAGTGGCTATCTTACGCTCAAACTCTTTAGTACGAGGTCCTGTCGTGATCCAACCGGAATTCAAGGCATCGCACACTCCATTAATTTCAGCCTCCGACATATCTGGAGGCGAGAAAAGTATCTTTTTCATAAAATGAATGATTAATAAATACAATCTCAATAAGACCCAATCATTGTCGTTGCGCATTAATGCGCCTCACATACGACTTAGCAGTAAATAAAGAAACAAGCATTCCACAGCCATTCGATAGATGCAACGTAGCAAACCCCAACAATAAATATAATATATTAAGATGTTTCCGTATTGCTATACAGAAACTTACCCCACCTATCATTAGCAAATAGGCCAATAAAGACAAACCTCCAATACCCATAAAAGGCCCCCAAAGTAAAGAAGCAAACAGAGGAACTATCAATGACAACACAAAAATCATAGGAATATAATGCCGTAACGCTAAAGAGTTGCTATTCCCTGTAAACAGAACCGTACGAATACCCCATAAGCCATTCTTATAATTTTGAATCCACAATTTTTTGAATGATTCGCGAGCATAATACGTACAATTACTATCAGGAACGATAAATATACGTCCACTACCTTTTCTTATACGATAATTTAGCTCAAAGTCTTGATTACGAATTAATCGTTCATCATACATTCCAAATCGCTCAAATGTATCTCGTCGATAGCAACCAAATGGAACAGTATCCACCTTCATCACTTTATCAACACCTGTACGGAACACAGAATTTCCCACACCAAACTTGTTGCTTAAGACTTCACGTATAGCCAATGTCTTTGGGGTTTTATTCAACACGTCTGTTTTGCAAACCACCCCTACATTATCAGCGTCTAATTCTACAATTCGCCCAATCAACGCCGAGAAATAATTTGTCGGATAACTAGCGTGGGCATCCAAACGGATAATAATATCCCCCTTCGATGCCTTTATGCCTATATTCATGGCGCAAGGTACTATCCGCTTCGGGTTGTCAAACAATTTGATGAATGGATATTCATTGGAATAGTTAACTACAATACAACGAGTATCATCTGTACTCATTCCATCCACAAACAATATCTCCAAATCATCCTTTGGATAATCCTGTGCAAGAATCGACTCAACACACTGGCCGATATACTTCTCTTCGTTGTATATAGGACAAATTACTGATAACATATCTTACAATCTCCCGTCAATAAACTCTTTCGGCAAAATACCTTTCACATCATAAAGCACGCTGTTCGCTTTACCCAAAGAAGTCATATCCATCTCCAAAAACTCATTGTGAGCAACAGCGAGGATAACAGCGTCATAACTATCTGAAGGTAACATATTTACCACTGTCACACCATATTCGTGTTTCACAGCTTCCACGTTGGCGTGCGGATCAAACACAGTGATATTGTCCGTGTACTCATGCAATGTCGTGTAAATATCCACTACCTTTGTGTTACGGATATCAGGGCAGTTTTCCTTAAAAGTAATACCTAGGATCAAAATCTTCGCATCCTTCACCATCACCCCCTTCAAGTTCATATGCTTGATAACTTGATGCGCCACATATTCTCCCATACCATCGTTTAAACGGCGAGCGGATGACATCACACGTGGTAATACTCCGTAAACTTGTGCTTTCTGTATCAAATAATAAGGATCCACACTGATGCAATGACCACCCACTAAACCAGGTTTCAATTTAATAAAGTTCCACTTAGACGCAGCAGCCTCAATCACCTCGTTAGTATCAATACCCATAGCATTAAAAATCTTCGCCAATTCATTCATGAAAGCTATATTCACGTCTCGTTGTGAATTCTCAATGATCTTAGAGGCTTCTGCCACTTTGATAGAGGAAGCTTTATGAGTACCATTCACCAGCACTGCATTATAAACTCCATCTACAATATCAGCTATTTCAGGAGTAGATCCTGATGTAACCTTTTTAATTTTCTCAACCGTATGAAGCTTATCGCCCGGGTTAATTCGCTCCGGCGAGTATCCCGCGAAAAAATCCTTATTAAACTTTAAACCACTCACTTTCTCCACAACAGGCAAGCACTCCTCCTCGGTCACACCCGGATAAACCGTAGACTCATAGACCACAATGTCACCTTTCGAAATCACTTTACCAACCGTCTCGCTAGCGCCCCAAAGCGGTTTCAAGTCCGGACGATTATTCTCATCCACCGGTGTAGGCACAGCCACCACATAAAAATTGCAGTCTTCAACTTTCTTCAGATCGGTAGTACAAATAAAATCATGATTCCGGATAGCGTCTTGAAGCAGTTCGTCACTCACCTCAAATGTGGCATCATGTCCTGCCATGAGCGCATCTACACGGGCTTGGTTCATGTCAAAACCAACAGTCTCAAACTTAGTGGAAAACAAGCGTGCCAACGGCAAGCCAACATAACCGAGTCCGATTACGCAAATCTTTCTTTTCATTATTCTATGAAACTTTATATGGATTAGAGAATACGACAAAAGCCAGACACCAAGCCCACATAGCCAGTGCCTACAATCGCAATATTCATAAAATTAGAAGATTATAAAATTTATTGAGAGACAATCCCATAAATAAAATTGCCATCTATTCGAAAAAAACTTCCGCAGATAGACAATGAGGAAGAATTAAAAACTACTTTTTAATCAACTCGGACAATAAAGGCAATTTTTTGTGTATCATGATATACTTAAACTCCTCCAGTTTTTTCACCTCGCTAGGATAGGTCACATCATCAATGATTACATTTTTCCCACAATGATAAGCTTGATTAAGGACTGTTGTATATAAACCAATAGCCGTATCCATATTGGAAATGGAATCAAGGATTGATACCTTCTCTGGATATTCCACATTTTCCTTACCTACTATCTGTTTTACCAATTCCCTATCACTATAGCGAGGATGAAGACGATACTTCACCTTTCGCCCATGCATTAGTAAGGATTGCAAGCTATTCGAAATACTGACTAATTGTTCTTTTGTCTGAGAGGTAAGAAAATACTTGTAATATGCATAACAGCCTTCATTCACATGTTTCGCACAATTAATTTTCATAGAAGGAGGAAGAGCAATGATGAATTGGGAGGGAGCAGCGTTCATTGAGATAAAAAGATCTCTATAATACGCATCCCACACATAACAACGATCATAGCGAAAATAAGAATCTCTTATATAATACATCTTTTCACCATGCATAACATTAATATGCAATACATTTCTCGTCTCACAATAGGCTGTCAGAATGGAACTAGTGAAAGAATACTCGTTATGGACAACAATTGCTTTCGATTGATACTTAGTAATCATAAAGCTGTAACCAGCCACCTTTATAGTTACTTTCAATAAAAAATAGCAGTATAACGGATATCGAAGAAAAACATGTAGCAGAAAACAAATATCCGCAAAAGATAGGCACGAACCTAACAACCATACATCATTAGAGATTCTAAATTCGGAGTTTAGTTCATCAGGCACTATTTCCTCAAATCTCTTAAAATCCCCCAATGCTTCTAAGTTTGAAGAACAAGAAGTATAAAAAAAAGATTTCAACCACAAATAAAAAACACTAAAAGGGATCAGAAAAGCCGCAACGATATTTAATAATACCGTTTTCCAGCATGGCGAAAAGAATGATTGACAACGATATTGTAAATAAGAACGATCGATATCATCGTTGGGGATTGGTAACGACGATAAATAACGATTTTGATTTTCAACAGACAAATCAAATAGGACTTTATCTAGTTTAGAAAATTCGCCCAACAAAAAAATAAGTATTTTATTCATTATTATGTCACATAAATTGTCAAACCACTAACTATTTGTTTAGGCTAGATCCTTTTAATACATATTTGATTAACATATATGTACCAAACAAATAGACTAAAGAGGTAAATCCAAAAAAATATGATAAGAAACAACCAGAAGTACTATTCAACCAACCCAAACACAAGGATGTAAAAAAAACAGAAACTATAACATTTTTAAGAAGATAGTCTTTTTTTCTTGTTTTAAAAACCCAAATCGATATTTTGTATAACACAAATGCGAATATCAAAGATGCTATAAAATAAAATTTACGACCAAACCAATAGACAGCCTCTCCAAAAGAGGTAATAGTCAAATTCACTACTCCATCAATTGCACCTTGCGCATTTCCATAATATAAATAAGTAATATAACGAGGTAAAGAGAACTTCAAAAATTCTACACTATGCCTATCTACATCAAATAAGAAAGAGATAATTCTTTCGCCTAATCCAATTAAAAGGGACATATAGGCTTGAGGATCTCCAGTTGGAAATTTATCCCATACACAAAGAGTCCCCATATTCGACAAAGAAGTAGCCCTATAGATATTATAACTAACTGATTGCGCAAACGACATATTCATCTGAAACATTCCCACAATAACTATAGACAAAGCCCCGAAAAGAACAAAAGTAACTAAATACCTTTTTTTCAAGAATCCGCCACATTGTAAAATTACAGGCAGAAACATCATTACAATATTTGCTTTTCCTCCCGCCATAATTGCGACCAAAATACCACAAATAACAACTATAACATATTGTCTGTTTATTTTTTTAGAATGATCATAAATATAGAAATACAAAACTGTAGAAAGAGACAAGAGAGCTGGCATCCCAAATCTACCTACATAAGTAGTTAATGGCCCCCAAACTCCTATAGAAGACCGTACAATACCTCTATCCACACCGCTAAGAATCATATGACCTTGAAAACTAAACTGAAAAAGCACAAATAAAACAGCTACACAAGCAACTTTTTCGAACAACTTTTCAGGAATATACAAATCACCGTTATTAACTTTTTCCCAAAAATATCCTTTTTGCTTAATTTTCATGTAAGCAAGTAAAAGACCTACATACATAATACAAATATGAATAAGATTTGCATTTTTCAGATGCTCTAAACCATATATCGAATTTTGATCTTCAACCAATATGCCTACAACAGGAAGGAATGTAAACATAAAAATCATTAGAAAGTATATCAAGAATTGCATAATATATTATATAATTTAGTCAAACCGAATTCCATTTTTTATCCAGATTATAAACAAACACACTAACAATCAGCTGAATAAAATACTGTAACCCCTGTGCATAAAAAAAGGAGTTGAGCATATCAAACGAAAAATACAAAAAGGCATAAAATGAAATCAGGAAGAAGAAAGAACTTAAAATCGTCATATAGAACATTACGGTTTGATATTCCCTAATCATCATATGCAACTTGAATAAAACCGAATATAGGCTGAACAACAAAACAAATAAAGAGATGACATATGACTGATAATATGATATATAAACCTCATTAAATATTCCTAATATAAACTTTCCGGTTAGTACTAAGACAACAAATAAGACTACAAACACTAAAGCTAAAGCAATGGACACTTTTTTAAATTTATTAAAATACTCCCTATACTCACCTTTCATATTCAACAAAGTCACAATAGGCGTAAACGCTTGGTAAAAATAAGTAGGAAGTACCTGAATTGCATATCTGATAGTCAAAATCACAGATAGTCCTCCAACCAAAGCATAAGAACCACGCTTAGCAATTTCCGCTTGTGCAAACCAGAGAAGAGGAGCCTCTACAAACGACATCAAGAAAACAGGAATAATTATTTTCTTTAAGCAGGCTTTCTGACTCGTTAGTTCCTCTACTTTCACTAAATAATGAACACTCTTATTATATTTAGAAACCACCAATAACCCTATTACCGAAAAGAATAAATAATATATGAGTAAAGCATAGATTGCCCCATTACTTCTACCCCAATAAGTACCCGCTATTATCACCACGAAATAAAATGCACTCAACAATAACTCGTACTCCCCTACTAGCCTAAATTGTTTAAATCCCCTCAGCATCGCACTCAACAAGGGTTGAAGCATAAATACCGGAAGAAACAAACCTGTAAGCTTTATGAAATAGGTTACATTCCCACTTCCACCAACAACAGATCGTATAGCATTAGTTGGAGAAATTAAAATTGAGGCACCGATCAAAAGACTTATTCCTACTGTGAAAAGGAAAAGAATATAGAGCTTTTTAAGAGATTCCTTTGAAAGCATTGCTTCTGCCGCAAATTTGACAGCCAACCCCGAGAAATTAGTTGCGCAGATCAACAAAACAGTGCTTAATGTATTTCTTATGAAACTAAACTCGCCAAATTCATCTTGAGTTAGCACATTTGAACAGTATAAAGTTGTCAATACAATTAACAATTTAGAAAGAGCACTCCAAAATGTTGTTGTAGCAAAGCCTTTGAGCAACTCTGAAGCTCGGACTCTATTTGCTATACTTAGTAGATACATAAAAACAACTAATTACATAATATGTATGGGTCAAAACTTCACTATAAGTTTATAAATATCCATAATCAAAAAAACTTCAAGAACTCTCCATTTCCTTTCAGGAGAATAATCGACAGTCTTAATTTACTTTTGACTTGTATTCAGAACCTCATACAAAAATAAACATCTAACTTTTCACCCTTTCATATGTCTTACCAAATCTTTCGCCTTCTGATACTCTTGCGGATTTCCTATATCGATCCACGTACCATTTATCGGGTAGCGGATAATGGATTTACCTATACGAACGAGATCATCAATAAGATCGGTGGCATTATAAAAAGTATCCTCGGGAATAAGTTCTAGCAGTTCACGCTTAATCAAATAAATACCCGCATTCGCATAGTAATTATAAGTCGGCTTCTCTATCATGCCTTTCAACGCTCGTCCTTCCAGATCCATGATACCATACGGAACGCTCACCGTATAAGGTACAGCAGCTACACTCATATCCGCATTATTCTGCTTGAAATGTAAATAGAAATCCTCGTAGTCTATATCTGTAAAGAGATCGCTATTCATCACTAAGATAGTATCATTATGGAACTGTTCTACAAACCGAATAGATCCCATCGTTCCCAAATATTTGGGTTCGCAAACTGTATTCACCTTCACACCTTGAATAGGTTCGGCAAAATGATCTTCCAATTGTTCTTTTAGATAATTCACAGTAACATAAATATGTTCCAGTCCAAAAGAGATGAGCCTTTCTATATTACGGTCTATAATAGCTTTATTACCAACAGGAAGTAAAGGCTTCGGTATTTTCTCAGTCAAAGGACGCAAACGTTCACCCTTTCCACCTGCCATAAGAACAGCATCAATAGGTAAAATCGAATGTATCTCCCTAAGATTGTATATCTTAACAAGATGATTATTCTCATCCAAAAGAGGAACAACCGTGATATTACGTTTACGATATGCATTAATTGTTAATGTGTGGTCGTTTTCGTCAGTTTTCAGGAAAGCAAACTCTGTTTTCATAACATCACATACATTAGCAGAAGGCTCCAGACCACGTAATAAAGCACGACGAATATCACCATCTGTTAATGTTCCGATGACTTGTTCTTTGCGATTTTGTACAAAGACAACCATAGCCTGCCCAGATAGTTTATCAAGCTTAGCAAGTGCTGACAAAATAGTGTCGTCTTGTTTTACACATTGATGTTCGAAAAAGGTCATTCTAGTACTACTATTTTATTTTTAATCATATATTCTGCCATCATCCAATCCATCATGGTATCTAAGTCTATTGAGTGCTCTCTATCCATAACATATTTCACTCTCTTTGTGAATTTATTGAGAGGCATTGCTTTTAGGCTAGCAGTATTGATAATATAAATTGCACCATTGTATTCATATACAGGAGGACAGTCTTGACGACGAGTATAAAGCCCATCACCCTTACTTATATGGAGCATACCTTGAGCATCATCTTCAAAGCAAAGATAATAAGGATTCGAATCCGTTTCTTTCACGCTAACTACCATGTCAAGATTCTTTGTATATAGTTTAAACGCCTCTTCAATATGTTTACTCATACGAAATGGAGATGTTACCTGCAATAACAAAACTACATCAAAAATCTCACCTCTTTTCTCATAAAAATTGAGAGCATGAAGCAGTACTTCATATGTTCCGGCTGTATCTGTCGCAAGTTCCGCTGGACGTTTAAACGGAACATGAAGCCCATACTTTTCTACAATTTCAATAATTTTATCATCATCAGTTGTCACACAAATGTGAGTATCATCAACTACCGAGCGTGCAGCATCAATTGTATAACCTATAAGAGGCTTACCTCCTAAAAGTTTAATATTCTTTCCAGGAATACCTTTACTCCCTCCCCGAGCAGGTATAATCACCAATATATTCATCTTACAAATTATAAAATGATTTCTGTAAAAAGGTATCAAGTGAATATGTAGAGATTACTTTAAAAATACTCTCTGCCGTACCCTCTTTCTCATATGGATTTGTAGTCGTTTTACAAAAAGCACGAAAATTAGGAGATAGGACTTTTTGTAATCCCTTAACGATAGACGCTTCATCCGATGCAACATCTACAACAGAAGCTCCCCTTGTACGACCTTTTTGACGATCACCAATATTTAATGTCGGAATGTGAGCTGAAGGGACTTCGAGCAATCCGCTCGATGAATTTCCAACAACCGCTGTCACATACCCCAATGCCGATAAATAACGTCTTACCCCCAAAGACTTGAAGCAACGACATCGTTCTTCATTCCGGACACAATACGCTTCTATGGCCGATCGTATTTCCTCTCCTCCTTGGTCGGAATTTGGCATAGTAAACAAAACCTTCAAACTTGAAAAAGAATCCAATGCCTTCAATAAATCAGAAATTTCATCTTTAGGAATACGATTTCCTAATGTTACCGGATGATATGTTACCAACACGGACAAACCTTCAAATTTGAAATTCAAAGAGTCTTCCAACTCTAACTTGCGCATCAATGGAACTTTCTTAAGATTTTCCACACCCATCGCTCCTACATAAAACACCCTCTCAGGTTGTTCTCCTAGTTGTATGACACGCCTCCGGTATTCCTCTGTAGAGGTAAAATGCAGCGAGCTCATTTTCGTGATGGAGTGGCGGATGCTATCATCCATGGCCCCCTCGCTGATCTCACCCCCATGCAGGTGAGCGATGGGGATACGTTGCAACATGGCAACGGTAGCTACCACTAACATCTCGTAGCGATCACCCAATATCACAACCATATCCGGACATAACTCACGAAGAGCTTCATTCATTCCGTTCATTTCTTCAGCCATAGAAGCAATTACCCCATAAGCGTCATCGGTAGTCTTTCGCATCAACACCTTTGCATCAATACGGAAACCATCCTTTTCTATCTCTTGATACGTATTTCCATATTCGGGAAGCAAATGCATATTGGTCGCTACGACTTGCAACTGACAATCCTCCGACTCGTCAATCAAGCGCATCAATCTGCTCAAAAGTCCATATTCTGCACGGGTTCCCGTGACCACACAAATCTTTCTCATAACTCGATCAGCTCATCTTCATTATAATCACGGATAGCGATCGTACCAACAATCTCCTCCCACCGCATAGGGTTGAGGCCTGTCCCCGGCCGTTTAACCGTAAGATTCTTTTCCGAAAATATCTCTCCTTTTCGAATCGGACAGGCAGCGACTATGCTCTTTCGAGCTATAGCGATATTCTTGCCTTCTGATGCGGTAACTTTCTTCTCTCCATCACCCAAGGCCTTCTCTATGTTTCGGATAGAATCAACCATCGCTTTCAAGTCATTCGGTGCTAGCGATGCTTTATGATCCGGACCTGGTAAATTACGATCTAAGGTAAAATGCTTCTCTATTACCTCAGCACCAAGAGCGACTGCAGCGATAGGCACCTCTATGCCTTTAGTGTGGTCGGAATATCCAACCTTAACACCAAGCTCTTCCTTTATAGTAAGCATCGCACGGAGATTTACATCCTCGAAAGGAGTAGGATACTCGGTGTTACAATGAAGTACGATGATCTGTTCTTTCTGCACACCAAACTTTGTAAGTACATCGATAGCCGCCTCTATCTCTCCCGTAGTACTCATACCCGTGGAGAGAATTACAGGCTGATGAAAACCTGCAATCTTCTTCAAGTATGGATAGTTTGTGATCTCACCCGAGGGAATCTTCCAAAGTCCCAGATGAAGGGACGCCAAGAAATCCACACTATCAAAATCGAAAGCGGTAGAGAAGAACCCTACACCCTTCTGCACACAATATTCGATCAATTCAAAATGCTGTTCGGATGAAAATTCCAACTTCTTAAGCATGGCGTATTGAGAATTGTCGTTATCGTCCATATTCCGTTGCTGATATTCAGCTTTCACGGCATATTTTGTTACAAGGTTTTCCGCTTTAAAGGTCTGAAACTTCACATAATCCACACCAGCATCGGCAGCGACATCAATAAGTCCTTTGGCCATATCAATAGAGCCGTTGTGGTTAACACCAGCTTCGGCAATGATAAGAGTATGATTCATTATTTTATCTTATTTTTCTACAAGGATTTCCCAAATAGACTCCTGGTTCAACAATACTACGGACAACAACACTCCCCATACCAATCGTCACATTTTCCGTTATTTCAATTCCATCACGTATAATAACACCAGCTCCCACCAATACATTATCACCTATGCAAGTATCGCCACAGACAATGGCTCCAGGACCAACAAAGACATTATTACCTAAGATACAACCATGCTCTATCACTGCTTTAGTATTAATAACACTATTTTGTGCCAATATGGCTCCATTGACAATAGCGCCTTCCATAAGAGCACATCCCCCCGCTATTTTTGAGGAAGAAGTAACCAATGCACTACGAGCAATGATGGTATAAGACTCATATCCTTCATATTGCTGAATAATTCGACTGCGAAGAGATAAATTTACATCATTAGTATAAACAACAGCGTGATGGACTCTATATTCTTCTGGGGAGAAATTAGACAAAACAAACTCATCGTTTCCTAAATAAGGTAAAATCAACTTCTTTGACTCTATATTGTCAACATATCCAGCTATCTCTATAGATGTGTCCATTGCTTCCAATACCGATAAAGCATGACCACCTCCACCTATTATGATGAGTTTTTTCATTTCCATTCATATTCTGTTAAACGTAAATAAGCATCACGTGTTTTTACAATCAAAGTGTTGTCGTAACATTGAGCCACTATCGTTCCAGGTTTTGTATCAACAGGAAAAGGGAATGAAGATATAATTTCTGATTTCCATACTAACATCGTTTTATCATCAAATTTGGTAGTTGCACCTGGATAAGGATGCGAAATGGCACGTATCTTATTATATATCTCAACACTATTACGATCCCATTTTATAATCGAGTCATCAGCACTGCGTAAACGGCGAAAACTACCCACTGATAGATCTTGTTTCACTCCTTTCAAAAAACCTTTTCGCAAAAGAGGAAAATAAGCCCGAATGAGGTTTAGACTTGCTGCATCTACCTTATCCAATATATCATTTATATAATCATTTGAAGCTATTGCGATAGTTTCTTGCGCCAAAATGTCTCCCCCATCAGGATAATCTGAATATTTAAACATTGTGAGAGAAGTTTCTGTATATCCATCCTCTATCTGCCAAGCAAGTACCGAACGACCACGATCGAACGGAAGCTTAGCAGGATGAAAACCGATAACCCCCATTCGAGGGATCGAGAGTATCTCATTAGGTATAAGTTCAGACCAACCTGCTACTATAATTAAATCCGGAGCCAAATCTTTGATAGCATGAATACAATCCTTAACGGTATTTTTTTTCCTGAATTTTGGGCCATCACCCAATATGGTGTGACGAGCTCCTTGATATGTATCTGAGTAGGTAATAACCAAAGAGATATTAACATATCTGTTTTTATTCAGATAATCATAAATGATCTTACCATTACTCAATCCTCCTATAAAGATTACCGAAAGTTGATCTTTCATCTTACAATTGTTTTAATAGACATAAAAGCTTCAGCATATTCTGCATTGATCAAAGTTCCACGATATCGATTAAGAGCCTCTATGGCACTCTGGTTACGGGTCATAGGATAAGGCAACAATTCAGATCCAAACATCTTTAATATCTCAATCTTCTTAATAAACACCTCAGAGATATCTATAATCGGCAAAACGAAATGCGAGCGGTATAAAAAACGAAATGCGATAATCAGGGTATAAAACGAAATGTGAAAAAATTATCGCACACGCACGATATAAAAAGGCTTTCAAACGTCATTTGAATGGTGTTTGAAAGCCTTTAAAATTATTGCATTTTCACATAAAAAATACGTTCCAATATTTGTGTAATTCATTAGAAATGACTATCTTTACAAAGTATTTAGGAGGCATCTGTTGTATCAACATCGCTGCTATCTTTGTAATCAAACAAAGTTCGCTGCGGGTGTTCTTCATAATTGCATACCATCCACTCCTCCTGCTTTCTTCGGCTCGTCTTTGATGCGCTGATGGTTCTTTCTACCCGGTGGATTATCCATCCGTTTTTGTTTGCGTATTCCTCTATCATTGGCAGGGGAAACATTGTCAGCATGAACTTGCCTTTCACCTTCTCCAAAAGCTGCAGGAGCTTTTCCATGCAATATTCATCAAACGTACCCTCGTAATGGCCGCAATCGCTATTGATATAGGGAGGATCCACAAAATGAAACGTATCGGGCGAGTCATAAGTGGAGATGACATCCAGCGCATCCCGGTTCTCTATGGTCACGTTATCAAGCCGGGAGCATAGCCATTCGGTAAACTCATCCTTTGCGTTACGCAGTTTTTTCGGCATTCCGCCGCCAAAGTCATAACCGAACGAACCGTCCATCATGCTGGCAAAGGACATTTTACACAACGCCCAAACAGCCCACGCCCGCTGCACCGGTTGGAAGAATTGAGGATACTGCAGGATATGTCCGGCATGGGCGTGCATATCCCGGCTGTGCAAAGTCTTCTCAATCTCCTGTTTCAGGTCACGATAATAGACTTTAGCCATCCAATAAAAGTTCGTTATATCCATGCTGATATCGTTTATAACTTCGCCATCAGCCGGACGCTTGGCAAACAATACTGCAGCACCGCCGCAGAAAGCCTCTGTATAAAGTTTATGATTTGGGATCAGAGGCAGAATATGTTTCAGGAGGGTTTGCTTGCCTCCGTAGTAAGAAATAGGTGTTTTCATTGCTGTTATTCCTTTAAATATTACTATCTTTGCGACATCTCACTCACATAACATACAAATGCGACCAACCGCAGCAGAGGGTATTTAGCCCCCGGCTGTGCGGTTGGTCGCATCTTTGTGTAAGTATGTGGGTGAGATAACTACTTACAGGCCGGGGGCTTTTTCTTGCCTGCCCCCGACAGGCATTTATCCGTTTATAAGCGCATTGGCTTGTTCCTTGCATTGTTCCCGGTAAGACTGGAAATCATCCCACTCGGAAATAAATTCAGCAGCCCGTTCATGCTCCGGATTGACAAAGGCTATCATACGGTTTGACTGGATTGCCTCCACCCGGCTGGCCGAGTACCTCGTGCGGATCAACCCGGAAACAAATTCGTCATAAGTAGCCTCTCTCGCTTCAATCAGAGTACCTCCGTCCGCCATACTTCCTGTATAGGCATATCCCAATATGGGAGCGGACACCGGTTCAGTCACCTCACCCGAACGGGCATCCGGTTCAGGAGAATACTCCTCACGCTGCTCGTTCAGATAGCACAAATAATGTTCGTTATCGAACTTTGAAAAAGTCTTTTTTTCTGCATAAATCCCTTTGTACATAATCACCGATATTTTAATCGGGATCGGTTATCTTATAAAAGCATTTACCCCGGTCACCGATTGGTTGTTTAATAATCTTTGCCGAACAGGGTTCATCCAACACCACATCTTTCAACTGTTTGATAAGAGCCTCCGAACCGGTGAAAGTGATATGCTCCACCCAATCCATTTTTGGAGAACCGTCATCATCAGCGAGCAAAGCTCCGGTCTTGTCCTTTACCTGCTCGTAGATGTCATACTGGATGATCAGGCATTCACCCTTGTACTTGGAGGCTTTTATCTCGAAGCCTTTCAGGTGGATTTCCCTGTTCAAAATGTCATCAATGTGGTACTTATCTCCCGTGAGATTACCACTGCTGTTTGTTACTTCACTGAATGTTTTCATATTGAGAGTTTTTAATAAATAAATGCTATTGCAATGCTGCATGAACCCCAACCGGCTGGATGCCTTTATCCGGATCTCCTCATCGCTCATTCCACGCTTTCGTAGTTTGGCCACCTCCCGGCAGAGGTTTTTCTTGTTCTGCTTGCGGGCGAGGCAATAATCATGGAACGTCACGTATCCCACGTAATTGACACCCCTGCTCTCTACCGGGAAGACCTGATAATTCGGCTTTATACTCAAGGCACGTTCATTGTTCAGGTAGTGGTTGATAAACACGAGGGTTCCGTGGAGTTTCCCTTTATCCCCGTCCAGCAGGACAATATCATCCGCAAAACGATAATAGTACCGGATGCCCATTTCTTCTTTAATGACATGATCCAGCTCCGACAAATAGAGGTTGGCAAAGAATTGGGAGAGATAATTTCCGATGGGTACTCCGTTCTCCGCCGAGTCCACGATGCCGTCAAGCAAGGCGAGCAACCGGGCATCTTTCAGCTTCCGGCGGATCACCCGTTTCATGATCTCATGGTCTATGCTTGGATAAAACTTGCGCACATCAATTTTCAGGCAGTACCGGGTTCCATCCGGATCCGCTTGCAAATCACGGCGGAGCTTGTATAAAAGAGGGTGAATACCACGCCCACGGATACAGGAATAGGTATCACGGGTGAAATTGGAGAGCCATATCGGTTCAATCACCTGCATGATAGCCCAATGAACGACACGATCCCGAAACGGCAGTTTAAAGATCTTCCGTTCTTTGGGTTCGTAAATGATAAAAGTCTTGTACTCGGAGGTGCGGTAAGTACCGGTGATTAGTTCACGCTGGAGCTGTAATAGGTTCGCCTCCAAATGGGAGCCGTACTCTATTACTTCGCTTCGGCGGGTTTTGTGACGGGCGGCGTTGTGAAACGCCTGTTCGAGATTGCCGTATTCGACAACTCGTTCAAACAAATTTCCATACCTTTTCATGGCCTGTTTCTGCGGTTCTGAGTGTCTGAGTGTCTGCTTTGCCTTACTCGGAAGCGTTCGAACCGTTACCGGCCTACCAGCGTCCTTTTGAGCGTTCGTCATCTTTTGCCAAGTGGCAAGGTCTTTCGCCCCATCTAACCGTTTCCTAACTGCAAAGTATAGGGGAGCGGACACATTCGCATTCGAATTCGAGGCTGCATTGTTCGTATTCGTAGCAAACGCCCCTGCATTCGTGCCATTGTTAGCGTTAGCACCGGAGAGGCGGACACGAAGACTGCGTCACACTAAGGGTAAAACAACCTGTTAAACTTGGTTTAACGATGCAAAGATAAGCCTTTTAAATACATTCACCCAAAACACGCAAAAAAATCACAAAAATCGACTCGCCTTACGGCGAGTTTTGAAAGCAGCCGAACCGCTTTTACAAAACTCTCAATACAAAATTTCAAAGAACGCTCTTTTATCGCTTCTCGTTTCCGTTTTTTCGTTTTAAGCCGACATGACTGGATCCGCATCAAAGAAGCAGAGGGGAGCGGACACATTCGCATTCGAATTCGAGGCTGCATTGTTCGTATTCGTAGCAAACGCCCCTGCATTCGTGCCATTGTTAGCGTTAGCACCGGAGAGGCGGACACGAAGACCTTTGGATGATGCTGAACTCTCCCAAAAATAGTCACAGAAATAAGTAGAGGCGGTTGCTCCGATTTCAGTCGGCATGGCGCAAAGCAAGTAATAACTTTTCTGTTTTATATACCCGTAGGTTCTTGGAACCTCGCAAACCTTGATAAGACCGCTGATGGAATTGTCATCATAACCGGCATAAAGGGACGGGGCAACGTAAACCTCCGATTTTTCATCACCCACGTTATCGATAAGCCCCCGGACAATCTTCCAAATATGACCGAAAGGATGTTTCAGGCCGAAGAACACCGGAACCTTTGCGGCATAATGCAACGAGCCGTCCTCCTTTAGCACGTTAAACGTGGTTTCACCACAGCCGTCACCCAGCTCGATACCGGCAGAGGTCGGAACAACCGGGTAATAACCCCACTGATCCCAATTCGGCATATTGGTGGTTCCGGATCCGAGGCCACCCTGATACAAACCGTTGCTGTCCTTTTCAGCAATCACGGCCTCCTGCATATTGCGGGTTCCGAATATGATCATGAAAAGAATTTCAACCACCGCCTGAGCCACGTACCAGTTGGCATCCCAACCCTCGCCACGCTTGCGGGCATAAGTTGAAAAATTACGGTACTGCATATTGGTTGCAACCATCCCCAACTGCGTGCGGTAAGTCCCGTCCCGGCTTGCATCATTGTTTCCACCACGATATTGGGCGGCATCACTCACAACCGAGCAAAGAATGGCGTTCGTTCTATCCATCACGCCACCACCGAGGGCGGAAAGGCCACCGGCGGGAATATACACGCACTGTTTGCCTTTGATAGGAGAAAGAGAAACCGCATAATATTTCAGATTCCCCACTTTCCACTCGGCAAAATAGAAACCGGTATTCCAACACCACATATACTGCCCCATCGTGCCATCCAGCTTGGCCGGTGTGCCGTCCTCGAAACGGTAGTGGTTCGTGGGATCCAGCTTGCGCCGGGTACGGTCATCCTTAACGAGGTAACAACCAAGTCCCAACAGCTCTGGCAGCTTGCGGAGCATATCGAGGCTGCCATGATAACCGGCAGCCCGGTACGTGGAATTCGATTCATTCCAATAACGTCCACAAACGGCGTTTGCGGCGGTGGTAACCGCCTCTGACAAATTCATAACTTTGGACTCTCCGTCCGTGTCCAGCACCTCGATGCGCATATCGCTCACGCTGCCGGAGGCAGTATCAAGGTCACTGATTTTCTTTCCGGCCTCGAAAGCCGCAAGCATCGCTAACACACGGGTTTCCTGATCGCTTGTCATATTTATCAAGTTTTTAAGTTAAACGTATTCTACCTTTACTGTCAACCCGGATTTTACCGCCTCCGGTAAGGCGGACGGACGGAGCCTGAACCTCCACGTTTATGGTCTTGTACAAGTGGGTGGCCTGTGTCGGGATCACGTGGATCCGGCTCGTTCCGATTTTCAGCGGGGTTATGACACCGGCAGGATCCACGCTCACGGCCACGTCATCCCCTAAGAACAAGACATTCTGCAGGGAGTACGAGGGGAACATCTTGGCCACGATACGCTGAACGTAAGGGTTACGCTGCGTGATGCGTTTCGTGTAGGTCAGTTCCATTCTCGTGGGAGCCAATGAAGCAGCACCTGATATGGACTCCTGCAGCTGCTTCATTTTCTCGATTTCGGCCTCTGCAGTGGTGGCCGTACTGCTCGCACGGGCGGCAGCGGCAAGAGCTTCCGATTTGGCCGCATTTACAGAGCTGGCCTCCTTATTCGCCGTATCAGCTGCGGAGGACGCTTTCGTGGCGGCATTCGTGGCATTGGAGGCGGCTCCGTTGGCTGCGTCCGTGGCTTTCTTTGCCGCTTCGGTAGCTGCTCCGGCAGTACCGGCGGCATCATTGGCACTTTTGGCAGCGTTATTGGCCGCTGTGGTTGCCTTATCTGCATTATCTGCAGACGTGTTGGCTTTTACTGCGGCTTCATTGGCGGCTTTCGTTGCCCCGCTGACCGCATCCAATGCCACGTCCTGCAATTTGGAGATAGGAGCCTCTACTACTTCCGGCACGCCACCGTTAAAGCGCAAAGCCGGAAGCGAGAGAAGCCCGTCCAACGAGGTGGCCACCGGTAGATCACCCACGCCTTTGGATTCGGCTCGGATGATCGCACGCACACGTTTAGCGATTTCCTGCAATTGAGCTTCTGTCAGTACCATAACTTATCCGTCTATCAATTTGACAATTTGTGCGTAACCGCCGGGGCTCAAAACCAATGCGGCTTCTTTTATCATTAGAGCCTCCTCCGCTGAGATTTCGATATCTCCGGTGGATTGATAGATCTTAAGGCTCAAGCTATAAGCACGGATTTTTTCATCACCACTCAAAGCATTCACCCTCTCATCTCTCCACTCCCCACTGAATAGGATCGGAGCAATGACATCTTTCATCAGCTGCTCCTGTTCCACATCCGTACCCTCTACCTTTTTCGTGATCACCAACCCCTTATAATTCATAAAGGGAACATTCAAATTCACTTTCATAAATACCTCCTTTTTATTATTACCAGTTATTATCATTCATTGCGCCCACTATCCATCCTCTGCCTAATAAGTTAGAAGCCGGTGAAGGACTCATGAAATCCGCTATATTCCTACAATCAGCGATAGTACCGCCCGGCCATTTTACCTTATTGCCATTCGAGTAGATATAAATTTCACTATTTTGATTATTCGCATTCATGACCGTTACCCGCTGGCTTTTCATCCCGCTCAATAAATACCGGTACGTCCCTGAAACCTTTATGATCACCAAGTCAACAGGGAAACCGGAAGCATCCCCGGTGGTTCCGTATAACGGAATGGTATAATAGGTCTCGTTATTGGATGACGTGGCCGAGGGTAGGGAGACATATACCTTACCGGTTTCCGTATCCAAACCATTTACGTAATAGTAACCATAACTGCCATATACCACCAGTGTATTGCGTTGCCTTGCCCCGAAATTACCACGACACCAAACATCGGAGGTATAGAAACGGAAAGAACGTTTTTTGTCATAGTCATAGCCCTGATGATACAGGTCACCGTTAAACCACATCTTTCCATCACTGCCAAAGGAGATGCCTCCGACAATATCCCCGCTATTATTCACACAGTTTAAGGATTTGAAGGAACCCGACACACCGACAACCGTTCCGCTGAACTCGCCGTTCTTGGCGATTATCTTTCCATCCGTGGTGAATTGTACGTTACCATTCGCAGTTACAAGCCCCTCCAGCTTGATATGCTTGGCGTTTATTGTCACGGAGTCCGCCGCTTGGTTGATATAGGAAACAATGGTACCACCATCCTCAAGCGTCTTGCTCGCCCATAACTTATTGCCGTCTGCGGAAGTAATCCAACCGGCCTTACTGATGGTTCCGTCTATCGTATCCACCCGGCTGACAATGGCATTGATTTGTTGTGCCGTCACGTGAAAACTGCTCTCGTGCGTGGTGACACGATTGTCAAGACTGTCCACCTCGGTTATGGTAGCCCACAGCTTGTTGCCATCAGCCGTGGTGATCCATCCGGCGGTCTTGATGGTGTTGTCTATGATTCCCAAATCATCCTCCGCCTTGTCGATACGGCTCACGATGGCGTTGATCTGCTGCGCCGTCACGTGGAAGCTGCTCTCGTGCGTGGTGACACGATTGCCAAGACTGTCCACCTCGGTTATGGTAGCCCACAGCTTGTTGCCATCAGCCGTGGTGATCCATCCGGCGGTCTTGATGGTGTTGTCTATCTTGTTCACCTCCTCGGCCACGGCAAGGATATGCTCGGCGGTCTGCTCGAACTTGGTACTGACCTCTTTTTTATAATCATCCAACGGGTGATTGGTCAGGGTCAGCTGCTCGATATACAAGTCACCGGTAAATCTCAGGAGAAAATCACCGGCTCCGTCCCATACCCCCGATACCTCCAGCGTTTCAAAGCCCTCATTGGCTGGAACCGCTTCTTCCACATAGGGAGCGGATCCGCTGAAACCGGCGGTCAGGATCCCCTCCTCGGCGCAATGATATTTCAGGGTTAGAAATATGACGCTGCCATCTTCCGGCTTGGTGATATCCGCATTCAGCTGGCGGATGTGGCTCCGCTTGATCCGGAGCATGAAACGGCCATCGAAAGAGTCGATGTCGGCCACCTTGTTTTTCTCGGAATAGAAATTCACGCCTAAATCAAGCAGCTGGCCTCCGATATCATATAAAGCCATATCGCTCTCACGCTCCCAATAAGCCATGTCATCCTGAAAGTTGGCGTTTTTCAGAAAGTTATCCTCCTCGGTCATCGTACTGACAACACTCTGCATGGCACTCTGCAGCATACCCTCCATCACCTCGAATTTCGTCCGGACATCCTCTCCGGTACGCAGACGGAAATCACCCAGCAGATAGGCGTTGTTGGAATACAGGCCGTATCCCTGAAGCTGCCCCCACCAATAGGTAATAATACCGGCCAGACGCCCAAGCCGGAGACGCACGGCGTTGTCAGGATCCGTTTTCATTCCATACAGGACATCAAGGTACGGGCTGCCCTCCTCAACACTGGTCTGCTTGATCACGCCCTTACGGTCTGAATTGGTAGCGGAGTCCACACGGGTAAGCACGTCACGGGCGGCCACACTGCTCACGTCACCAACAAAATTTTTATAGGTGATACTATCCAGCCGGTTCTCTCCATCAGCCAAAGCCCCGACCTTGACATCTACCACCTCAAATTCGTAATGCTTTCCCCCGTGCCCATTCACGGAGAACTGCTGAACCATCACGATATCACCGGTACGGAAAGGATTATAAAGGACTCCTTTCTCCGTATCGAGATAGATAGTCTTTGTGCCCGCATCGATGTGATCGACACGCATCATATCCGCTGTCAGGCGGGTTCCATTCTCGCCCAGCAGCTGGGAAATGACGAATTCATACACCCGCATAACCCCACGGACGGTCATCTCGTCCAGTTCCATGACGGCTTTCTTTTCCTTTACACCTGCGGCGTTAAGCACCTCTTTCCAAAACAAAGCCCAGCCGGTTCCGCCGGGGAAACCCGAAGTGAAGACCTCGGAGGAAAGCAGACCTTTGAAAGTGGAGTCTTTCTCTACCATAAGGCTTTGGACAAGAGCCTCGCCGATAACCTTTATCCCCTTCAAAAAGGTTTCAAGCTCACCCGCCGTATCAGGTATGTCCTTTCTGAGATATTTGTCTGCCGTCTCTTTTTCCAGCTTGCTCAGGGAGTTCGCAATCGTGCGTATTGTCCGGACAGCGGAAAGCACATTGTACTCGGTGGGATCGATGCTGTCCCAGCTTTTCAACACGGTCAGCACGTCCTTGTTAAGCTGCTCCTTATAAGCCGCCTGAATATCCACGATATTGCTCTCGATCTGATTGATACGCCCGTAATCAACCGCATACGTGCATTCAATATCCATATCTGTGGTATGGTTCACCCGGCGGGAGATCTTGGTCACACGGCTCTCGTGAGTGCCGGTGGGGAAATAAATCTCATTCTCCAAAAGGACACGCCGCCCCAATTTCAAATCGATATGGTTCTCGTCAAAATAGATGTAATCGGTTGGAGCCTTATAGACTGACGTATCAATGCTTATCGACTCGATATGCTCCTGAACGGCCTCCTCGAATTCTTTTTCCGCCAGCGGATAATACTCTTTAGGCATCCGTATGTTCCAAAGGATATACTCGTCACCCGGTTTCGGGATCAGCAGGCCGCCCGGTAGCTGCTGGTTCTCGTACGGGAATTGCGTGATAATCTCGAACTCCTTTGTCTCGGAATTGAAATTCACCTCAAAATCACGCCCGTTCAACTCCCCGCCTTGAAACGACACCTGCTTGACAAGTCCCTCGATCTCGTAGGTGTTCGGATCGAAATCCAACCCCTCATCAGTAAAATAATATATAGTGAACGCATTGCCGTCCCCACCCGTGGCCTCCTCAGTCCTGACGGAGGAAACAGTACCGACTCGTTTCGGGAATATGTGCGCAAAAGCCTCCTCCTCCGCCTGCTCCACGATACCGAGATGGATATTCCTTTCCACGTAACGGACACCACCCGGAAGCTGCAGGCGGCGGTGACCGTAATCAGAGGCCACGATATTACGGGTACTGCCAAGAGGATACAACCGGGTGAAGAAAGGAACCGTATCGTTCTCCACACGGGAAAGCCTGAGCAACCCCTTTCCATACCCCAAAGATACAGGAGTGCCATGCTCACAACGGCTCAGATTGATAGTGGTTCCCTCGATCCACCATTCGGTATTGAATTGCTTGGCTATTTCCGAAAGGGCATCGAAACAAAATATCTTGTCATACTCTATGTTTACGTTAGCGGAGGAAACCACCTCGCCGATAACCCAATTTTTCGTCCCCTTGATACGGTTTATATTGTCACATATCAGCTGCAGGTGTTCGGCAGCCGTGGCATCATAGGAAAAGGAAAGTTCATCGTCACCGTCCACCATCTTGAGGACTTTGGCCTTTTTAAGCTCACTCTCTATTCCGTAGAACTTGCAGCTGTAGGCATACTCAACAGTGGATTTCTGCTCCGGTTTGTAATCCTCCAGCAACGTGAAGCGTTCACCCTCAAAATCCACGTAGTCATTCACGCCCAGTTTCACGTACTCGTAAAGGGTAAACGACAAATTCAGGATATTGTCATTCATCACCTCCTTTACGTGGCGGTCAGAGTCTGACGGCGATATCGCAGTCTTGAACACCCCTTGCTGGTTGTATATTTTAAGTTCCATTTTGAACGCTGTTTGAATAATGTTTGAATCCTATAACGTGGGAACCGGTTCCCGAAATTTCACGCTGAATTTTGCGATGACCTCACCCCCGAAATCGGTCAGCTGGGTGTAATCCGTACAATCCTTGTAATACATCCGGTAAGTCCTTCCAAGCTCCGGGGGATTAATATTAAGCCACCCCTTATCACCCTCCTTGAGAAATTTCAGGAATGACGAATAACGGGACAGGAATTGTGCCCGGTCTGCCGCCATGATCGCAAATTGTAGGGTGACATCACGGGCCTCCCATGCCGGTAAAAGCGAATCGGGCAGTTTCTCCCCGTCTCTCTCCCGGAATGATACAGCCGTGTGCGACTTTGCCGCTGGCGGTTTCAGCAGGGCGGAGTAATTTTTGTTATCGCCCTTTTTCTCCTCCACGAGATACGCACCGTATGCCGTGAATACGTCCGTTCCGTTTATCAGTAGCAAACCTTTCAAAATATCCATTGTCATTTCATTTTTAAACCGTTCTGTTTGATGTCCCTTATCTCATCGTATATCTTTGGCAGGGCATCGGTGTTCGTCTTTATCTTGTCAATCATTTCCAAGGCACCGCCGATACCCTCGGAGATGTTTTCCACGTTCTCATCGATGGAGGCATCGTGCATCTGCAGGGAGGTCATCAAGCCCTCCAGCTTCGTGCCCTGTTCCTGCGTGAGGGTTTGGAAAGCACCGGAACGCCCGCTTTGGGTGGTAGTCTTCTCCTCATCGTTTTTCCAAAGGTCATACCCCATAGCGGCGGCCTTGTCTTTCCACGCTTCCATCCACGATTGAGCCGCATCCACGTTATTCCCGATATTGTCATAAAAGTTATCGATCAGGCGCATGGCATCACCCGCAATCTGCTCCTCACTTTTACCACTGCCATAAACCTCTTTGAGCCGTTTCTGCAGGTCATCGAATTTATCTGCGAAAAACAAGGAGTATGCGATCTGCTCTCCGAGGTTTTCCAGCACGGAAGCGGCCTGATCCGCAAAATTCCCCAATGCCGTGCCGCTCCCCTTGATGGCGGAAGTGATGGAGTCGAGCATTCCCTGACCGAGACTCCCGAACGTTTCCTGCAGATAATCATCCAAAGCCTGTTCCGCTTCGTCCATCGCATCTTTCAGGGCGATCAGGTTCTCAAGGTAGTTCCGGGTTTCATCGCTCATCTTGCGGGTGTCGAGAATGACTTGGAGCATCTCCGTATCCAGCTCGCCGTTGGCCTTTATCAGTTCAGGGTAAACATCAAGGATACCGCTATAAACGTCCTTTCCTTTTCCCCAGCCGAACAATCCCGTTTTTTTATGCCCCGTTACGATCTGCGCATCGTTCAACCCGCCAAAACCTTTCTGATAGTTCTCCAGCCGTTTGCGGTAGGTTCCGGCAACATCACCCGTCATACGCTCTATCCAGTTCATGGTCGGAGCATCACCGGCCAGCTCGTCCTTGAATTGCGAGAGTGCGTCACGATAGACCTCTATCGCACCCACGGCCTTTGCCACCTGACGCTCCCCGAATATATTCTCGGCCTTTTCGAGCAAAAGGTTCTGCTCCAGCAATAAGAGGTTGTATTGCCGCTGGAAATCGAGCCTTGCCTTTTCAATCTCCTTTAGAGCCTCCTTGTGACGGGCTTCTGCAGCAAAGGCAGAGGTCAGGAAATTTGCGGCCTCACCGATAGCCGCACCGATGCCACCGATCAAGCCACCCTTGGCGAAACCTTGCCCGATATTGGAAACCGCACCCATCACCTGCTGCATACCGTTCAAAGCATCGGCAACCTCGGTGTCACCCATCTGGTCAAACATATTGGCAAGTTCACCGGCTGCCTCGGATGCAGCCCCGCTGATCGTACCGATTGCGCCGGACACCTCTTTGGCTCCTTTCGCACCTTTGAGTTCGGCAAAGCCTTTCTCAAATGTCTTGAAGATATTCTCCCACTTGTTATTGCCTCCCTTGCCGGTATCGAGTAGTTTATCAAGGGCTTTTTTCAGCTTTTCAAGCTCAGCCGGACTTTTCTCTATGTTTTTCAGTTGATCCGGAGAGATGAACGTGATACCTTTCGCGTCTCCCTTTCCGGATAAATACGTGCGCAGCTGCTTCGCCTGCGAGATCAGTTTCTGCAGGGAATCGAAAGACATGGAGGAGTAATCCCCAAAGAGCTTTTTAAAGAAATCATTGTCTCTTGAGATACTGTCGGCCTCCGCATCATTCACTGATTGGATGCCTTGTTTTACCTTTTCTCTTGCGACGGCTATCGCCCGGTCAATTTCCGCCGAGTTTGCCTCAGTCCGCTCCGCCTCCAATTTAGCGATATCATCATCACCTTGTTTCTTTATAGCCGCACGCTGTGCCTCATAGTCACGATATTTAGTCAGAAGTTCCTGCAGGGTTTCCTGCTGTTTCTTCTTTTTCTCCTCGTTATCCTTTTTCTCCTTACCGTCAATCTCTGCAACGGTGGCATCATATATCTGTGCAGCCTGTATACGCTGGGTTGCGGCCTGTGCCGAGATATTGGCAAGCTGCTCAGGAGTAACTTTTTCCCCGGCGGCTTTCAGCTTGTTATAAAGTTCAATGCGCTGTTGCTCCTCACGGTTGATACGCTCTTTCTCCCGCTCAAAGTTCAACGATGCCTCCTCACGCTCCTTGTCATATCCCTCTTTCAGGATGGCGATACGCTGATCCTCTATCTTTTGACGGGCTTTCAGTTCTAACTCGGCAAGGTTGTTGGCCGGTTTCGCTTTATCCTTGTTGTTCTCAGGAGCCACGAACCCGCCGATACCGGATTTCTTTCCCAGCTCGGCATATTCCTCCTGCAGCTTCTTTGCTTCCTCCAAATAAGCGTCCCGCTGCTCCTCGGCGGCTTTTACGGCTGCATCCTTGGCCTCCTTATTATGTTTCTCTATCAACGCCTGAGCGTCAATCTGACCGTAAGACTCGCTTTGAGCCATATAAAGCCCCATTTTAGAGAACCAGCCCATCGAACCCTCGACATCGGATTCAGGAGTGGCTTTTACCTCGTTCACCGTTTCGTCCGCTTCCACGGCCTTGTTAACAAGACTTTGGGCTTTCGCCTGCAGGAAAAGCATTTGGATATAGTCATCACTCTTTTGGATCAGCACATCATACCACTCGGCAACGGTATTGTAATATCCGAAGCTCTCGCCGTATTTCCGGTTCAACTCCTCAACTTTGGCCTTTTCCTGCTCCTTGCTACCGGTAAAGTCTTTCAGGCTTTTCGTGGTATTCTCTATCTCAAAGCGGGTTTTGATCATTTGGGAACGCCCGTCACTTTCTATTTTAACCCGTTCTTTGGCCTTTTCCGCCGCTGCCTCCTGAGCATCGCTGTATTTATCCCAAAGCACGATAAGCCCCGTTATAACGGCGGAAAGCCCCAGCGTAAGGGTGGCCATCAAAGCGGTGGCAGCCGCATTGGAGATGCCCAATGACACGGCCAACTTTGTATTGGCCGCCGTCAGCAGCTTTTTCATCTTGACAACGGTGACCAGCCGGAAAGCGGAATCCTTGTTCAGGGTATTCATGACTTGCTGCAGCCCCATAGTGACGGCCATGACGCTCTGCACACGGGTTTGTATCTTTATCAGATCCTCGTTTTCCGAGGCAAAAATCCCCATGACACCGGTGGCGGTCGTGAACAGACCGGACAAGCCGTTCACACCGCTCATCACTCCCTGCAAGGCTGCATCATCATTGGCGAGAATATTCGTTTGGGTACGCAGATCACCGATGGTATCGGCTAATACAGCGGCTTTATCGGCCATCTCCGCATACTCTTTGGTGTTCTGTTTGCCCTCCAAACGCAGGCGAGCCATCGCATCCTGCATCTCCCGGAGCTGCATCGAAAGACGTTTGGTGGAAACGGATGCCTTGTCATGCTCCGCCTCAAGGGAGGAGAGAATGTTCTTGTCCTCCTGCAGGGCTTTGGTACAGGCATCTATCTCCGCACGCATCTCCAGCTGCGCCTTTCCGGGTGCAAGGTTGTCGTATTGCTTCTTTAAATCCTTGAGACAGGATTCAACATACTTGATCTGCTCTTTTTGGGCGGCAATACGGTCTGTGATGCTTTTAGACACCTGCTCGGCCTTATCTCCCAGCGTTTCGGCGGACTTGCCCGCCTTGTCAATGCCGGGAGAGAGCTTGTCTCTCATTATGAATTCTATCTCAACGGGTTTCATTGTTCTTTCAGTCGTGATTGGAAAAATCCGGAAAGGCTTTTAGGTTTCCCTTTACCGCCTTTGCTTCCGGTTCGGTTGTTATCATTCTCTTTCTCGTAATGTGGCGCATCGGCAAGCATCATCCGGAGGGTTTGGTAATTGACACCCCAAAGAATGTATTTTACACTCCAGCCGGTGGCCGCAGCTATCTGCCACACGATACCAAAGGGGCTATGGGATCCGACATATTTCGTTCTTAACTCCCCTTTCTTTTTTGGCTCTCTCTCGGTTTCAGTGGATTGGATATCTGAACCGATTCGATAATACGCATAAAAGACTTTGTACCAAGCAAAGTGACAAAACGCTGGTTAGCACCCTGCAGGTACTTGTCAGGAACAAACCATCTCAAGAGCCATGCGACAATACCGGAAAACAATAGACCGGAAACCGCCCCACGGCAGATGGTCAGGGATACCATCTTGGAAACACGTTTGCCATGAATGGCAAGGAACGCCATCTCCTCATGCTTGTTGAACTGCTCCATCTCCTCGTATGTGATACCCAACTGCAGGTATAGCCTTGCGATCCGGATCTGACTCCCCAAGCAGGGACGTTTCATGGTTACCCTGATCGATACCGGTTTCTTTCTGAATGGCATCTTAAACTGCAAAAAAGGCAGGGAAACCCCTACATCAAGCAAAGCCTCCGCTGCCTCTATTTCCACGTTCTTTTTCATGGGTTACGCATTACCAGCCGCCTGACTCAACGTGAGGGTGGCCTTTTTGGTATTATCAGCCGCAAGGATAAACTCTACCGATCCGTTTCTCGCAGCCCCGGTATTGGCATCCGCCGTGATGGTAATCCTGCCGTTTACAATCTCAAGGCTGAAACCGGCGGGAACCTTTCCAACGGAAAACGCTCCGGAGGCTTCAATATCCACCGTCTTGCTTTCTCCACCTTTGGCGAATGACAAAGAGGTGGGCGTTATGGAAATAAATGGAACCGTGTCATCAAAGCTGAAAGGAGAACCTCCGTCCAGCGGGTTCAACATTTCCATTTCACACTCGATACCCAGCGGATCATCACCGCCAATCTTGCCACGTACAACACCGTCCAGCGTCATACGCTTGACCTCGATAGTCTGGCCGGTTCCGCAAAGGATTTTCAATGCACCCTCTAACGAAACGGATTCCGAGGGAGCCTCCCATTTTGTACCGTCCACCGTTCCGCCCATCACGTCCTTACAGTTCTGAGGAACAAGTTCAATCAGGGTAAACTTTAGCAGATTGGTAGCATCCTTTTTCTTTATTTTCTTGACCGGGGCATTACGAACCTGTGCGGCAAAGAGCTTGATATATTCAGCGGCATCACCGCCCCAATCGATACCGTCCTCAGAAACATTGCCGATCTTTTTACCATTGAAATAAATGGCATCAAGGAGCATCATGTATCCATCATTCACATATACTTTTGACATCGTTCTCTATTTTAAAAAGGTTAATATTCTATTCTTTAGTTTCTTTAGTGGAGAGGTAAGCAGCAAACCGCCCACGAATCCGGCTAAAAGCCATTTATACCATGTAGCGGGAGGTTTTTCCTTGATACTTTCAGCGGCATCGCTCTCCGCCTTGTAGGTTTCATCACTCCGGCTGCTCGTCTGTTCCATCCGGGAAATAACCCGTTTTAAGCTATCCACCTCGTTGCGCTGTCGGAACACCTCACGCTCGTAAAAAAGGCATTGCCGGGCGATAGAGTCACATTTACCCGTAACCGTGATATTATCGCCATGCCTTTGCACGCTTACCGATGCCTGACCGTCTTTGGCCGTGTAGCCAGCACCATCCGGCAGGTTAAGGAGGTTCTGTATCGGAACATCCACTTTCGCCTCCGACTCCGGAATCCCCTCCCGTGTCAGGGCGGTTATCGTCTGTCCCTGCAGTAGTTCCCCCGTCCTCTGAGCCGTCACGTCTGACTGCTCTCCGGTTACTCCGGTGGTGGTTCCGCTTTTCGTCTGTTCCGTCAGCGTGTGTGACTGCTGGCTCTTGGTTAATTTCGCCGTGGCACATCCCATCAGGCAGAACACGGCTATAAGTAGCACGAGGGTTACCCCTCGGATTGGATTTCTCATCATTTCCTGTTTGTTTATTGATTACTTTTCTTAATCTCTCCACCTCTTTGGTAAGACGGGAGAGCTTTTGGATCATCTCCTCCTGATTCGCTTTCAGGTCGGCATTCTCTCTACGGAGCTGGATATTCTCATCCAATATCTTCCGGTTCTCACTACTGAGCATATTGATGGACGCCTGAAGCTGGGATAACATATCATTGTTCTGCTTTCTACGGCCAACAAACCATGTGAAGATGCTCCCGATAAAACCACCCGGCAGGGCGAACATTAAAAAATCCATCAGACCGTCCACCTCTTTGCTTTGTTATTGGTTAATGCCTATTTTCCTGAGCCATGCCTGAACGTCAAATGACGGGCACGCCTTGGCCGCAATCTCGTTATGACCGATGATTCTCACCCGTGGGAAACGGCGGTGGAAGTCTTTCACGTAATCCTCCAACGCTTTCAGCTGGCCGGGAGTACGGGTGTCTTTGGGAGTCTTGCCGTCAGCGGCCACACCGCCAACGTACACAATGTGCCGGGAAATGGAATTGTACCCTTTTGCTCCATTGGTAATCTCCCACGGATCCACCCGTGCGTCCTCGTTGTTCCGGGCCAATCGCTCCACCGTTCCGTCAAGGTGAAACATATCGGTATATCCCACCTGCTTCCAGCCACGCCCACCCTTACTCACCGGGTTCGTGTGCCATGCCCGGATATCGTTACCCGTTACCTTACGGCCTTGAGGCGTGGCGGTACAGTGGATTACCAAATATTTCAATTCTGCCATAACCTTATCCCGCTGCAGGGGTTCCCTGCACTAAAGCGATTACACCCTTTTTATCTTCACGCATGATACGGCCACCGGCACGTACAAGGAATGAATAAATATCACCGTAATAGGTTGCGTCACCCTCGTTCTCGAACGCTTTCACCTCACCCAGCGCACGGCAGACGCTTTGCTCGTGCCATGCAAGACCGGCGGCGAGGTCGGTGGCTGCACCGGCGGTACTCCACGCTTTGGGAGCTTTGGCCGCAGTATAAAGGGCAACCCTGCTGCGCATCATGATATTAAAGCTGAACAGCTTACCGAGGATACCGTTCTGCGCATCGGCGGAAGCGAGGAACGCCGTGTTCTCGTTCTCCGTCAGGCTGTTCAACAGTTGGGAGTACATCTGCGCATCCAGCAGCAAATAACGCCCCTCCTGCGGGATATCATCATTATTGAACTTGGTCATCAAGCCCAACACGTCTGCCTTGCAGATACCTTTACGTTTGCCGGTAGCCTTATCCGTGTAGGCATCGATCTCCGTACCGGTAGTTTCAATGCACTGTGCGGCGGCAGGACTCCAGTTGAAAACGAAATCGAGTGCCACATCATCCTGCAGTTTGAGTTTATCCTGACGCAGGACGGACTCCCGTTTGTCATAGCTGAGTTCCACCGTGTCGGCGTTAGGGATAAGTACCGGATCCGTGGTGTATTCATCCAGCGGGAACGTCACATCGATATCCGTTCTTTTGGTTACCGTAGCCGGGAGGCTGGTTCGGTTTTTCTTGGTTCCGGATGCTGCACCGGCATTCGGGATGTGAACAATCTTGCCGTTGTTCACGTACTCATCGGCGTTGAACGCCTTGCTCAGGAAGCTATTGGAGGCAAATAAACCCTCCACGATAGCCGCCATCCAAATTTCTTTCTGAATTGCCATTTCTATTCTTGCTTTAATGGTTAATAATTACAGATTCGGTTCGATACCGAAACGCTCTTTAAACTTGGACTTATACAAGTCCGGAGCGGCATCTTTCAGCTCAACGAGCTTACCGGCTTTATCCAGCTCGTTCCATGATTTGTCTTTCCAATCACCGAGTGTTACACCGGATCCTTTATCCGTGTTGATTTGACCGGCCACGTTTGCACGGCACGGGATAGCTGCCAGCATAGCCTTTGTTCCCTCGAAATCCTTATCGAAAAGGTTCAGCAGGTTCTCACGGCCTTTCGCATCATAGCGTCCGTCTTTAATGGCCGCATCGGTCAGGGAAATCGCCTCCCGCTTTTGGGATTCCTTTTTGGCCTCGTTCATTTTATCCACTGCGGCGGCCAGCGTCTTGTTTTCTTTTTCCAAGCGGTCGGCATTGGCAATGATTCCCTGAATGGCGGTTACGATTTCCGCCTCGCTTGCAGAGTCCTGCAGCTTCAATACTCCTGTAAGTACGCTCATTTTTAATTGTTTTTTGGGGTTATTACTGTGATCTATCAACCGGATAAGATTACCCTTATCATTCAGGTCGATAATCTGTTTGCTCTCTCTGTCATAGAATACCAGCGCATTGTGATTGGCTCCGATTGTAACGACACTGCCCTCACGAACCGTCCATCTTGTAACGGTAGGGAGCATTTGTCCGGGGAGCATCAGGTCATAGGCATCGCTTTTCTCCTCCGGAGGCCACGCACCGATAGAGGCCATACGGATAAAGTCATTCTCAACTTTACGCTTTACCTCTGCGGCACGGGCATCTCCCTCATCGAACACGGCATCGGCTAAAATCTTACCTCCCTCAACACGTATATTTTCCCACCGGCCAATCGGCAGGGAGTAATCATCGTGATTCAGAAGCATCACGGGATTCTTTTTAAACTCCTCCAAATTGGCTCCGCTGGTGAGCATCCTAAACCCGTAGGTGTTCACCGACTCATCATGTAATACAAAGGTTAATTTGCCCATTTCGCTCGTTTGATTTTGTGACAAAATTCAGGGTAAAAAACGGGCTGTACAAATCGGCCTGTAACCGTTTCAACTTAAACCGCAGCCATTTCAGTTTAAACGTAAACCATTACAAACCAATTATTTTCACTCACCGCAAGGCTTTACCTTTGGGCTATAAAATGATATAGCTATGGCGGAAGAATTGAAAGCAAATCAACGGAAAGAATGGGCGAAATTGATGTATCTAAAAGAGAACATCACCCAGCAGGAAATTGCCGACCGGGTGGGTGTTTCCCGTGTCACGGTGAACAAATGGGTTAAGGAATGGGAGGGCTTAAAGCTCAACCTCCTGCAGACACGGGAGGAACGGATCAGCTCCACGCTCACGCAGCTGGACGAACTCGACCGCTCCATCGCAGGCAAAGAGGAGGGAAAACGGTATCCCTCAGCGGCGGAGGCCGATATACGGCGCAAACTGACGGCTGACCTTGAGGCGTTGGAGCAGGATGCCTCCATCAGGGACATATACAATGTTTCCCGTGGGCTGCTCGATTGGCTCCGACAGCAGGATCTCGAAAGGGCAAAGGAGCTGAGTGATTATTTCGATGCGTATATAAAGGAGAAAATGAAATGGGTAAAATAGATGATATTCAAGCATACAAGGAGTGGACTGAATACCACCGTTCACTCAAAAGGGACAAAGCCGCCGACAACCTCTCGCCGGTGGAACGAAAAAAGAAGCTGGAAAAGCTGGAGGCGAACGTCATCGAGTGGATCCTGTTCTTTTTCTCGGAATTCGCAAAGTACCCCTTTACCAAATTCCATAAAAAGGCCATCAAACGCATCACCACGAATATGGAATGGTACGAGGTTCTATCGTGGTCACGTGAGCTGGCAAAATCCACCATCGTGTTCATGTGCATGATGTACCTCGTGCTGACCGGAAAGAAAAAGAACGTGCTACTCATCTCAAACAGTCACGAGAACGCCGTCCGGCTTTTGGAACCTTATAAAAAAGCCTTTGAGAGCAATTCCATGCTAAAGGCATATTATGGTGATTTGAGGGAGTTCGGGAGCTGGACGGCGGACGAATTCACGCTCACTACCGGGGCAACGTTCCGGGCTATCGGTGCGCTGGAGTCACCCCGTGGTACGAGAAAGGACGCTGTACGTCCGGACACGGCTCTCGTGGATGACTTCGATACGGATGCAGACTGCAGGAACCCGGACATCCTGAAAAAGAAATGGGAATGGTTCGAGGAGGCTCTGTTTCCAACCCGATCCATCAGCGAGGATTTGCTGGTGATATTCTGCGGAAACCTGATCGCTCTCGACTGCTGCGTGAAACGTGCCGGTGATAAAGCTGACCATTGGGATATCGTGAACATCCGGGACAAGGATGGCAAATCCAGCTGGCCGGAAAAGAACACGGAGGAACGCATTAACCGCATTCAGTCCAAAATCAGCACAAAGGCGTTCCAGCAAGAATACATGAACAACCCGCTCTCCGAGGGTGACACGTTCAAAGAAATGGTATGGGGCAAATGCCCGCCACTCTCAAAGCTGCAGTTTGCCGTTGTTTACGGGGATCCGGCTCCGTCCAACTCAAAGAACAAGGCCACCTCTTTCAAAGCCTGTTTCCTTATCGGGTATTATGACGGTAAATTCTACGTTTACACCGGTTATCTTGACCATGTGGTAAACGAGGAGTACGTGAACTGGTATTATTATCTTCGGGATTACGTGGGGCAAAAAACGCAGGTATATAATTACATCGAAAATAACAAGCTGCAGGATCCTTTCTATGAACAGGTGTTCGTTCCGCTATTTAGCGAGAAAGGAAAACAACTCGGATTTATCGGGATCATACCGGATACCCGGAAGAAACCGGAAAAGTTTGACCGTATCGAGGGAAACCTTGAGCCGATCAACCGGCGAGGACAACTCATCCTCAACATTGACGAAAAGGATAATCCGCACATGAAAAGGCTGGAGGAGCAGTTCCTGCTCATCAACCGAGCTATGAAATCACCCGCTGACGGCGTGGACTGTATCGAGGGTGGCGTGTGGATCATCAACCAAAAGATAAGCACGCTCTCGGCTGGATCCTACACCGTGGGCGCACGTGTAACCAATAAAAAGAGATTTTAATCATGGCATTTATCACACCCAAAGAATTGGAAACGCACCTCTATAAAGAGAATATAGAGGCTATCAGCAGGGAGGATGAAACAATCCTCACGGCAGCCATAGACGCTGCCCTGCAGGAAGCATACGGATATCTTGGTGCGTATGACCGCAAAAAGATTTTCGAGGCCACAGGGAGCCAAAGAAACGCCCTCCTACTCATTTTTGTAAAGGACATAGCCGTGTGGCATTTCGTGAACCTATGCAATGCCGGTACTGACCTGCAGCTCCGGCAGGATAGGTACGAGCGTGCCGTGGCATGGCTCCGGCAAGTGCAGAAATCAGACATTAAGCCTAACCTCCCCATTATAGACGAGGACGGTGACGGGAAACCGGATACTGCAGGTGAATATATCTACGGGAGCAATCCCAAGCGTAATCAACATTTTTAATATATGACTATGGCGAACAAGAAAAAAAAGACGGCCACGACAAATGCCGGGGCAAAATCAAAGGAGCAGCTGGTCATCCATCAGATCGTAGTCAAGGCTCCCCAGCGGAAAGTGTATGACGTGGGGAATTGGCGGACGGCTCTCTCCTCTGCAGACAATGGACGAACAAAGCAGCTGTATGACCTGCTCGATGATATCATGATTGACGGCGTTTTGAGCGATGCCGTTCAAAAGCGCATCGATGCGGTCACGAACTCGGAGCTTACTTTCCAAAATGCGGCTGGGGAGGAAGTGGAGGAGATCGCAGACCTGATGGACACCACCGCATGGGAGGATCTGCTGACTGAAATCCTGAAAAAGAAAATATACGGGCGTTCAGGCATTGAAATGACCTTTAATGACGGTTTCAACGTGGAACCGATTCCGGCAAAGCATATCAACCTGAAAAACCGCACAATCCTCCGGCAGGACACGGACGAAATAGGCATACCATACGAGGGAGATTCACAGCTGCTCATTCTCGGCAAAGACCGGGATTTCGGTTTGTTACTCAAGGCGGCTCCCTATGCCATCTACAAACGGGGAGGCTTTGGGGATTGGTCACAATGGATCGAGCTTTTCGGGATGCCCCAGCGCATCGGTAAATACAACACGTATGATCCGGAGAGCCGCAAGCTGCTGGAGGAGGCTTTCGATAAAGCCGGATCCGCACCGTATGTGGTCATCCCAAAAGAGGCGGATGTGGAAACCAAAGAGGGCGGAACGGGTTCAGGATCCTCGTACAACGAATTCCGGCAGGCCAACAACGAGGAGATGCTGATCACTATCCTCGGACAAACCATGACCACCGTACAGGGAGAGAAAGGCGCACGTTCATTGGGTGAGGTTCACAAGGAGGTAGAGGAGGGAAAGAATAAATCTGACCTCCGGTACGTGCAGCGTGTCCTCAACCAAAAGGTACTCCCCATGCTGGAGGCGAGAGGGTATCCCGTTGCTGGCGGAAAGTTCATTTTCCCCAAAGCGGCGGAGCAGCTCTCCGTTGCCGAGGTGGTGCAGCTCTCCGACATCATGGATATCCCGCAGAGCTACCTGCATGAAAAATATTCGATTCCCGTGCCTAAAGATGGGGAGCCGGTCGCAAAACGTGCCTCCTCTCAGGCCGCTCAGTTCGATATAGGAGAGGATTCGGAGGAGGATACAATCAGTAATGCAGACCGTAATTTCTTTATGCGCTTATGGGATTTTTTCGTGCAAGCCCCGCAGGTCGGGGCATCCATTGGAAAAGCCCCCATCAGGCTGAATGATAACGCTCCGATGTCGGAAAAGCTGGCCGCAAGGATTGCAAACGGCGAAACCGGGAAGTTCGATGCGGAGTTGTTCTCCTTTATTGCTACCGACTTTTTGAGCGGTGTTCAAAGTGCGTTCAAACGTTCAATGAACCATGCGGATGTAAGATTCGCATACGGCCTGCAGGATGACGCTTTTATCACCGCTTTGGAGATGAACCTGTTTCATTTCTCCGCCGGTAAGACGCTGGCGGAAATTCAGGAGCTGAACAAGGCGTTCAGGGAGAGCGGTAATTTTCAGGAGTTCTCCAAAAAAGCAGAGCAGATATGTGGCACGTTCAATAAAACGTGGCAAAAGACGGAATACGAAACGGCGGTACTAACGGCGGAGTCCGCCAGCAATTACCACCGGCTCATGGGAAAAACGAAAATGTTCCCTTATTGGAAATATGTCACTGCCGGGGATGAAAAGGTAAGGGAGGAACACCGGAAGCTGGACGGGGTGATATTACCGGCCAACGATCCACGATGGAAAAAGATATTCCCGCCTAATGGATGGAAATGCCGTTGCCGGGTGGTTCCGCTCATGAAACACGAGGTAGAGGGTATAGACATCAACGCCATGCGTGCCATTGTCGATGAATACCTCGGTACGGGTGAATGGAAAATGAACGAGGCTCAGGGATGGGATTCCAACCGGGGAGAAACGGCTGAGGTGTTTTCCAAGAACCAGCATTATATCCGAAAGTTCCCCGATAAGGCCGCCTCCCTGCTGGGTGACTTGCATTATAATGACTATGGACTGGATTCCTTTGGAAAGAAAGCGGCTGCAGCAACCGAAAAAGCACCGGTGTTCACCGGGGATCCGAACGAATGGAGGAATTCGCATCAGGTGATGGATGACTATAAAGGCCGAAAGGTACAACTCACGGAGGAGGTGTTCAAACGTCACACCACAAAGAAATACGAGGAGGCTCGTGTCCCGCTCGTGGAGTGTATCCCGGACGTGCTTAAAAACCCGGACGAGGTATGGATAAACGACTATCAGAAAAAGTTCGATAACCTGAACTTTATCAAGTTCTACGAGGATAAGGTGATAAACGTGGTTTGCGAGGTCAGGAACGGGAAGCTCTATCAGGTCACGACATGGTTCGAGATAGAGCGGAACGCCAATATCAAGGTGAAAGGACGCAGGAGCAGAAAGATAGATCCACGCTGGAGGTATCGCCGTGGGCTGCTTATCAAAAAGTAAAAGGAGGCTCTGAGAACCTCCTTTTATCTACGGATTGACATCCCGCTCCGCCGTATAAAGCCCGGACTTTTTGATGCCCCCGTCATCCGTCAGGTGTTGGCACATTCGATTCATCCCCGGAGCGATATGCTTACGGGAGCAAATATACAAAATTATTTTAATATGAATATCAAGGAATTAAATAAATATCTGCAATCGCTCCCGGAGGAGATAATCTCCGATGCGGCAGAAATCGTGGCGGAAACGGCCACGGAATACTATAAATCGACTTTCAAGAAGAAAGCCTTTGACGGGAACCCGTGGACTCCGGCAAAAGTACCGAAAACAACCGGATCGCTGCTGATCGACTCCGGTGCGCTGGTGAATAGTATCAGACCGGCAGTGATAACTCCCCAGCGGGTGGTCATCTCTGCGGGGAATGAAAAGGTGGATTACGCTCAGGCACATAACGAGGGTTTTAAAGGAGTAGTGTCCGTACCGGCTCATACTCGAAAAACCAAACGGAAAGATGTGTCCGTCAAGGCGCACACCCGGAAAACCAATATCCCGAAACGTGAGTTCATGGGAGATTCAGAAGAATTGAACGGGCAGATACACGCACGGATAGAGGGATATATTGACTCACTTAACAATAAATAGCCATGAACAAAGAAATTTTTATCGCCGTTTGTGACCGGCTGAAAACAGAAGTGCCACAGCTCAGGTGGATAGATGCCGAGGAGGGACAACTGAACACGGGAGAACGACCTGCAGTGGCTTTCCCGTGCTGCCTGATAGATATCTCTTACCCGTCTTGTGAAACCCACATGGGTGGCCGTCAGAAGATAAAGGCACAGATACAGGTCAGGGTGGCCTTTCAATCAGGAGGGAGTACAAACGCCGCAGCCCCAAAACTCGTGAGGGAACACGCCCTCCGCTGCATGGACACGCTGGATAAGATACACGAGGCTTTGCAATGGTGGAACGGGGGGAACCTTTTCAACCCGATGCGCCGCCTCCGGGGTGCGCCGGAAAAGAGGGCGGACGGCCTGAAAGTCTATAACGTGATCTACGAAACAGAGTTTATGGATTAGTTCCAGTCAAAGCCGGGAAACATCGCTTTGAGCTTGCGGGCGGATGCTTTGGAACGCAAGAGTTCATTGTAAAAATCATCCTGCTCCACCAGCGTGTTGCTGATGGTTCGTTCCTCGACAAAGAACTCGTTATCGGAAAGGATCCTCAGCACATCATCAAAGCGGCGGCGTTTGATCTCAGTCCAATAGTAATAACGGGCGGTCATGATACGGTTCCGCTTTTCGAGCCGGTCACGGCGGGAGGTGATGGCAGCATCGGAGGAGGCAACCGTGCGTGTTCTGCGGCGGTTACCGGCTTTCTCTATTTCCGGGCAAAAAAAAGGTATCACGAGCTGCTCCTGCATATTCATTGGATTACTTAATGCAAAAGTACATCATTTGCACCATAGTACGAAAAAAGTCCGCTGAAAATTAGGAATTCAGCGGACTTTTATTATTGATCAGCGGGCTTTTACATGGTAAGTTCGCCCTCTTTGTCATCCTTACCCGGAACGAACGGCTTTATAGTGGTTACCACCGAGCTGGTCACTTTCACCCTGCCGGATCCGAGGCAGGTCGGACACCTGCAGGATCCGGACACCTTTGTCCTGTTCTCATCGCTGTACTCGAATACAACGCCTTTTCCCCCGCAACGCTTGCATACAGCCACACGGGTGGGAATATACCGGGCTTTCGCATTATTCACCTGTTCCATCTGATTCCTCCTTTATTACGGTTAATTCTTCACTTGATTTCGGGTGATACATGAAATCGGTTTTGAGCTTTTTGAAAACCGTAAGTTCCACCTGAAAATTCTCAAATTCCTTGTTCCGGCTGGAAAGCTGGCGTTTGATGAACTCGGTAACGTCACGTTTCATTTCAGGAACTGACATCTCGCCACCCGTTTCCGGGACGTACAACCCCTCAAGCCGGAGCTTGCGGTAACCTCTGCGATGGATTTGGAATTGAACTTTGTATATCATGACCACCCCTCCTTATGCCTCTGTCATACCGAGGGGAATGGTCACCCACATACCGTCCTCGTTCTTCATTTCCGCCCTCACGAACTGTTTGCTGATCGCTGGCTGGTATGCCTCCTCAATGATACGCACCCCCTCCATGAAACGCTCGTTGTCGCTTTCCTCGGCAACCTTGCGAAGCTGGACGATGCGGCTGGCTTTTAACGTGCCTTTGGAATCACGAGCCAGCAGTCTCAAGACCATGTTCACGAGTGATTTCGTTTTAGCATTGTCGGCGAGGCTCTCGATGTACTCTTTCACGATGGCGATGCCGTCCTCCACCGTGTCACGGTAACCGTCCGTCACGTACACGCCGAGGGTAATGCGCTTGTTCCCCTCCGAATTGGTAAAGGTATGGCTGCGCTGGTCATCCTTTACGACTTTCAAAACCTCGCATTTCATGTCGAGGATACTCTTAAAGTTCTCCAGCACCGTTTTTTTGGTTTCCTTGATATCCTCACTCAAGGAGAGGAGTACCGGGATTGCGCTGTTCACTTCGTCATCCACCATTTGGCGGTACGTTTCACGTTCGGCTTTCGCCTTTTCCTGTGCCTCTTTTTTGGCCTTTTCCTTACGGAATACCTCGAACTGAGCCTTTTCCTCTGCCGTCATTTCAACGGTCTGCTTTTCTTCAATCTGTGCCATAATATCACATTTTAAATGGTTTATAAATAAGTTAATTGAGTTCTTTCTTTGCTTTCTGCATATCCTTTTGCCGTATGGAACGGATTCGGAGCAACACCGCATCCAAATCATCGGCAGATAACTCCCTGAATTTCTTTCCTGCGATACGAACGCCCAAACAAAAGTTATCCACCGCCGCCCAATTTGCCGTATCAATACCCATCAACTGCATTTGGTGGAGAACGGCGGAACGTTTCTTTTTCAGAACCTCGTAACTGACCGGACGGCTGGATCCGGTCTGCTTCTCCATCTCCCGTATCATCGAGTTATATTCACTCAAAGTCATTTCTCTCAGAGAGTCCGTCCGGCCATTCGTAAAGCTGGATACAAGCTGCAGCTTTAAACCGTCCCTGTCAGAACAGGGTATTTTCGCCAGCAGCGTCCAAAAACGTGAATAACTGTTTGTCTTTGCCATAATCAGTCAAGTTCAGGGGTTTCACTTTCTTTTAAGGATTGCAGGACGTACAATTCGGTAATAGCCGGGTTCGTCCCCAAATTACTTTCGCCGGAGTCATAGGCCAACTCAAATTCACGCTGACAAATGGCTCGCTGTTCCTGCAGCTTGGATGCCGCATACTCTTTCATCGCATCGACAATACGTTTCAAATCTTCGTGAGAAAACTTTCTGCCGAGTTCCTCGTTCTTTTTCAGGCTGAATACCTGTCTTAATGCTGATAATGCTTTCATATTTGCACGACTTTTACAGGTTGTTGTACTACTTTTACCATTGCCTCCGGCACATCCTTGATGATAGCTGCGGCCAGCTCCGGGTTCCGGAGTTCAACCACCGCCCAATCATCTTTCTTGGCCGGGCTGATCAGCAATTTCTCCGGTCGGTTAAAGCAAGTCCAATTCATAAGGACTGTACTTAAAGAGGCCACCGGTAAGCCTATTTGATAAAGATCATTTCCCATTGATTTGCTTGTTTAAATTGATCTTTGAACCGTCATCGTACCCGGAACAATAGGCGGAAGTGTTCACTTTATTCCGGTTCTTGGATTTATGGGTGGTTGTGCCTATCGATTGAAAATAATCATCAATCAAATGGTTGTGACACAGCATCAGTCCGGTTTCCTCCGCTGTTTTCCGAATGCTCTCAAATTGTTTCCGCAAACCGGTGCAACATCCCAACAAATAAGATTTTATATAATTCCGTTTAAACTTCTTTGTCCGGTAATACCCTCTGCGGGTAGCCACATACTCGGTGCAACGTTCTACCGACAACCGGCGGAATACAGACCTCAAGTAATTATAAAGCGAGAGCACAACTTCCGCATTTTCCCGTGTACCGACTACCACCATGTAAGTCGTACCTCCATGCAACAAAATCCGGCAAAAATTATACTCGCATATAATCCGCAACAAATCCCTTTTCCAAATATTCCCATACGTGTCCTGATAGGTTATTTTCTCCGATTCACTCACGGATATCATATTCTTTTGTTCTTCCGGGGTAACATCCATCAATGACAAGTTATAGGATGTCAGCAGCCGGTTTACAGCCTCCGCAGCTGCATGGGCTTCTCCCTCGGATCCGATTTTTATGGCGGATTCTTTTAACCGGAGCAGCTTTCTAATTTTCGCCAATATATTTTCAGGTACTTCTTTTTCCATCGTTCATTCTATTTTGCAGGTTTCCACTCGATAGTTATCACGGCATCGAGTTTACCGCTACCTTTGCAGACCGGGCAATCAACTTTCACCCGTTCCCGTTGTTCCTCTCCCCAAAAGAAACCGTTACCGTGGCAATAGCTACACCGGTGGCCTTTGCTGGAGATACTTTCTTTCTGATTTCCCTCCCCGATAAACATGGGAGGCGAAATCGTTATAACTTGATTATTTTTACTCATTTCCGTTCGTTTTAAGCGTTATCTCCCCAATATCTTACCGCACCCTCATCCCAAATTGTAAAATGCCACACGGAGCCGAAAAAGCGGCCTTTCGAGAAAGCCCGAAACCCCTCCACGTAAATTTTCAGGGCGGCATCATACATCACTTTCTTTGCGCTCCGACCATCAGGGTTCCGGCCATCTGCATGGCTGATAAAAATCAGCAGCTTGTTCCGGTGCGCCTCCTTAAATTTGATGTATTCTTTATAGCTCATTTGGGTGTATTGGAAACTGTCAATGACGTAAAAATCGGGGCTTTTATGCTTATCCATTCTTTCACCAAGCTCGGACATCGGCTCACAGTCAAGCAGCTGGAAACGGCGGTTTACCTCGGCCATGTTGAAACGGCGGAGCGTGTTCTGCATGGTGAGGCTCGCACCCTCTTCGAGGCTGTCATAAGCCACCCGCCCAAACTTTGCCAGCTCTTTACAAAGCTGCATGACAAAGCTGCTTTTCCCGCTACCACTATTGCCCCAAATAAACCAAACGCCAATCCGTTCAGGCTCTCCGAAAGCGTCCGCCCATGCGCCTGTCAGCTTGAGCGTTTCTTTCTTCATGCTTACTGCTTCTGTTACCGATAATGCCCGTGCCATAAATCAATATCTGAAATCTGTAAAATGAATAATCACTCACTCGAATGTGTTGGAGGTCTTAAAAAACCAGCTCACGAAATCATCGAGAGTCATCCCGTCATTAGCAGCCAGCTGCTCCACGTTTAGGATACGTTTTCCGTCTATGAAAACGGTCGGCTGCTCGATATCGGAGTCCCATGTCATTTGCACCTGCTGGATACCGATTTTCTTCAATCTTTTCACCTCCAGCTGCGGAGTGTGATAAGGACGGCCAATCCACCGGCGGATAGATAGCTCCGCATTATGGGAGTTGATAAGCTCCACGTTGTACGCCCATTTGCCCGGATCCTCACGAAACGTGTGGATCTTGGTTCCTTTAATCACTTTCTCAGGAAAGCCGGTGAGCTGGCCTCCTTTAAGATGGCCTGCCGGGAACCGGCTTGCGAGTGGTAAAACAATTTGTTTCATATACTTTTTGAATTACGTTCAAACGCCGTTCAACCGGCATTTGAACAGGGTTCTATACTATTTCGCTGCCGCCACTTTTTTCTCCCGGTGAATGGCATCTTTCACGCATCGCAAATCAAACTCCGATTTCTCCGTCACATCGATCACCTTTGCGATCTGTCTCTTGTCCGTCAGGCCGTTAGCTTGACAAATGGCAAACACATCATTGCAGGAGGTTGGCTCCAGCTCAAAGAACTTACGCCCGATACGGGAATAAATCTCGTTATACCCTTTCCGGTTATGGTTCAAACCGCAATCGATACGGTGCTGGATGTAATCAGTGGATAAGAAAGTAATCCCGCATTTGCCCTCCAGCCGGTTATACAGGTTGATAAAGTAGTGGAACACGTTATCGTTCAACTTGTCACCCTCATCGAACACCAAAAGCGGATTTTCCATCTGTATGATGCTCTCGATGGCCAAGTCCAATATTTCACGGATACGCATCCCGCAAGTCTTAAAACCGAGCTTACGGGCGATCTCCCGAACAAAATCACCTTTCCGCATATCCTCGTCACAAAGGATGACGAACACCTCATGATTCTTTTGGGCGTACATGGTGGCTGTCGTTGTTTTGCCGCATCCCGCACCGCCCACGATCCAGCGGACTTTTTTAAACTCCTGCGCATCGCTCAGGGCATACCATATTTCCTGAAAGGAGTTCGTTTCCACGAGCTGCCAACCGGTAGCTGCGGCTGCCGGAGTAATCTGAGCGATGATATTACGGAACATATCATCGCTGATATTCTCGTACTTGCCGTTAATCACGGCACTCAGTGTACCGGCAGACACGCCGTTCAAACTCGCCGCAGCCTTTTTTTGGCTGGAATACTTCGCTGCATATACCCGGAGAGCCTCACGGATAGTGTCTTTCTCTTGCTGTGTCATTGTACTGTTCATTTTATTTTGAATTATAATTTTCCTGCTACTTTCTTTTCATTCAGGCGGATGTCTCCATTCAGCTGGTCAAACGTGATGTTGCTTATCAGTTTTGTCACCTTACCGGCGGAGAGCTGCTCCGGATCCTGACTGTACCGGCGGACACGGCGTTCAATCTCACGCTCCGTTTCTTTCTTTACACCTTTCAGTTTCGGACGTTTGAGTCCCTGTTGTTCCATGCTCACGCCGTGCGCCTGCTCGATGATCCGGGCTCCCACCTGACGCTCGATGCGATCCTCCGTGTTCGCCTCGATATTCCGGCGGATAAAGGACATTTCACCCTCGGTCTGTTCCTGAATATTCCGGTGGATAACGATATAAGGCTCCGCCGTCCGCACGAATCTCAGCTCTCCGGCCTTATCTTTCTTGTAGAGCCGTACAGAGGTATGGTCATAAGGATCATACATGGTGTAGAACTTTTGCCCCCTGTTGCTTCTGAGGAATTCGTGATCGGGAACACCCGGAGCCTCGTAAACCTCGTATGTGAACTCACGTTTCTTGATGGTTATTTTCAAGCCGTTGTCGGTATAAGTGGACGGCTTGTCCGTCATCACCCAAAACATCTCGATCATGTCGAGAACACCCACCGCCGGGGTATCAGGGTTCACGCTATTTTTGTACATTTCCATACGGCTCGATCCGGTAGCAAAATGTCTGCTTTCGTTCCATTCTTTCCGGGCGGCAGCGTATGCTGCTTTCAGTTCGGCCAAAGTGTAAAGTTTATCCTTGTTCGCCTCGATACGCTCTAAATTCGGGCGGCTCGTGTCTTTTTTGGTGGTGATATTTTGACCGGTGAACCTCCAATCCTTGTGCAGAACCTCGGCCTGAAAACGTCCGAAAACGCTCTCTATCGTTTTGGATTGCCCGCTGTATGGAGCCGTGGTTCTATGAACATGGCCGACAATCTTATCAAAGAAATGGCTGTTCTGCAGTTTCTTGTGGCCTCCCTGATTATCATGCACCAGCTCGTAAGGCTTATGACCTGATACCTGAATGGCCATGCGGTAGGCGTTATATTGCGCCTCGTAGTCCTCGCTGTCTGAAATGTGGTATCCCAAAAATACCTCCGAATAAGCATCGATGACCTCGTAAACCTGAGTGGTACGAACCACCAGCTTACCGTCTTTGTCGTAATCCTTGTAATACAAATTGATTTTCGTACCGTCACCATACCACAAGGAGTCACGCATCGAGGGAAGCTCGGTCTTATTCTTGCGGCTGTAACGCTGGTGGGCTTTCAGCTCCCCGTGAACAGCATCGTACCACAACGGTTCGATGTCAGGACGATTCAGGAACCCACGGAGACTCTGAATGCTCCGGAGCTGTTTCCAGCCTTTCTCGCCTGCAATCCGGTTGAATTCCACGAATATTTGAGCATCTGTATAAACGGGAACGCTGCTACGCTTTAACGCTATAATCATGTTACCGGCTTCCTCGGTTATTTTCAGGGTGTTATCATTTCCCATTTTCTTGCTGATCAGGCAGGAATACCCCTCTTTCTTGTATTGGTTTATCTTGTCTTTCAGCCGGGCGGCGTTTTCAGGCAGCGTGTGGCCATAAGAATCACGGAGGCAGTCTGCCGTTCCGATAATCGTTTCCCATACTTTCTTTGTACTTCCACCCAAAGCCTTGCGATAGCCCTCCCGGTCATTCAGGATGGATACCAACTCGTTCAGTACCGAGGCGTTTATGGTGTATTCCTCTTTTTTCCTTTCGGTAAGGCTCACCATCTCGCCGGCCTTTTCATATCGATAATCCTCAAAGAATGTTCGGGCGGCATCATCTATTTTAAGCCTGTCTTTCATGCACTTCTCCTTGATTAGCTCCACCGGATCACCATACTTTTGCTCAAAGCGAATCCGGTAACGTTCAGGTAGGGAGGAATAGACATATAAGGCAATGTTTCCTTCACCGCCTCCACGAGAAATAACATCAACACGTTTCCTGTATTGCAAGGACTTCAATGTTCCGGGTTTTATTACCGGATCATTTCCTGATGTTAATTCATCGTAAGTTACACATACTGTTTTTCCAAAATACTCCATACCCTTTTAACTTTGTCCCCGGAGGCGGAATCGAACCACCTCAAAAGACCGTCCGGGATTTTTCTTACCTTTGCGAAATCAAATCATTAGCATTATGGGAACATCATTTTGTATCACTTTTTACATTGATCAGGAGATTGCCCAGCCTGACAGCGTTCGCAAAGCCTTTGCAAATCATCTAAGGAAATTGAACCTGAGATACAGAAGTAAGCCTTATTATCCCGAATCCGGATGGTCAACCCCTGCGTTTGGAGTTCCGGTGGAGTTGAGTTTCTATACGTCAATTCCAAAAGGCCGGCCAAGCGGAAGTAAGGCTCTTCATCAAGTTCTAAAAAACGCCGTGAACGAGATTGAGAGGGAGCATAAGGAGGTTGTAAAGACAGCCATAGAGAGGGCGTGTCATCCATCTCGTTGACGATTTCGGGGCATCTTGCGGAGTACAAGGTTCTTTCCGCATCAAGCAAATCCTCAAACGATTTTCTGATAGTGTCATCTTCTTTAACGTGAAATACTCTTTTCATGGTTAATCCTCCTTTATATTTAATGGTACTTTTTTAATCAGGCGGGCGGCATTGGCAAAATTCAAGATCACCACGGCAATCGCCCAAACCGGGCTGTCATCAGTTATACATAAAAAACAAAAGCTCAGGCAGAAATACCACACGTAAACCTTTTGCCTCGCAGTCAAAGAGAAATACTCTTTGAATTCATCTCCAAAGAGGAGTAAAAACTTCTTTTTCATGCCGTTTCCTTTTGATCACCGATTTCAACGCCTCCACGTTCAAGGGCTACTTTACGGATAAGCCTCGCCTTGCTGCTGTTACTGCGATAAACCAAAGCCTCCCAAACGGCTTTGCTCGTGACTTTAAAATCCTTTGAGATTTTCTTAATCTCACCACGATCTACTACTATTCGCTTTCTCATATCACATTGTTTTAAAAGTTATTCATTGTCATATCAGCCGTTTTCACTACCTTTACAACCGGTAATATTAGTACGGTGATGCAAATATATAGGATAATTATCACAATATAAAGCAAAATCGTGATTATTTTCACAGAAAAAATAAAATTATGATTGAACGAATTAGCCAATTTATACAAAATCAAGGGATTAGTGTTAGATCTTTTGAACAGTCAATATCTGCGAGCGATGGCATGATTAGGCGAGCCATAAATAATAAAACAGATATTCAAAGCAAATGGCTTTCCGTTATTGCGGATAATTATCCTCACCTCAATTTAGAATGGCTAATAACAGGGCGAGGCTCTATGCTAAAAGAAACCTCACAGCCACTATCACTCCCGACCATCAATTATGAATATAAGGGAGCACCTTATTATAATGTAGATTTCATTGGCGGTTTCGATCTCGTTTTAAATGATCAAACAATTAATCCGGATTACTATATAAATTTTGAGCCTTACAATAAACCCGGTGTTGTGTGGTGTAATATTACAGGTCATTCTATGGAACCCGAATTAAGCAACGGAGACTATATCGCCCTCAAAGAAATGACCGATCCCGTCCAATATCTCCCCTATGGAGAAATATATGCCATCGTGACAGAAAGCTATCGGACTGTTAAACGAATAGGAAAAGCAGACCAAAAAGATTTTATTCGCTTAATCCCCACCAATAAAAGCCCGGAATACAGCGCACAAGACATTCCTATTTCCATGATACAGAAAGTATATGCAGTATTAGGAAGTATGCACAGATTGTTCTAAATAAAAGGGACACACGCACGTTTTCAACACAAACAAAACAGAAATTACCAGATACCTTTTTATAAATCAGCATATTACTCTATCATATATGCTGATTTACATTATTCTTTATATGGTATTTTCCCCCCTTGAATAATACATAAAGCCACAAAAACGGGTAGTAAAATGGTAACTTGTATAATTCAACCCATTTTAATTTTACTTAAATTGCATACCCAAACGCATACCCAATCAATACATTTCGTTTTTTTCTTGACAAATCTGCATACCCAAACGCATATCCTACTGCATATCCAATCCCCAAAAACGAAATACTCCCGCTAAAATCGCCACTCTCCTTCCCCATCCTATTTTCGCTATTTTGAGCACTAAATTTCAACTATCCAAAAGTGGGAAGCCAATCCTATCTATAAAGCACAAAAGGGCTGCAAAACGCCTAAATAAAGCATTTCGCAGCCCATGTACCGCATCTCTCCTACCCTACTCTACTCCGTTTATCACATCTCCATTACCATGTAAAGTTGACGGGCGTTCAAACCGTTCAAAGTAAAGTCCCAAGTAAAGCCAAAGTAAAGCAGAGTAAACTTTTCGTTTTTGCTTTTCCTCTCCCCTACCAACAGGTAACTATCTAATTATCAAAATCATTATCATTCTTCCGCACAACTCTATTTATCGCATTTCGTTTTACCCCCCTTATATCAATAAAATAATTTGGAGAAAAAGTATTCTCACCAAGAATAGGAGCAAAATCTGTTTCAGAGATCACTTCACACATAAGTATCTGCTCAATAAATGGATAGCGGAAATTTTTCGAACAGGCCATGATTGCACTAAAGACAGCCCGATGATCGGAATGGGCATCTGAACGATTGGGAATATACAGCACTTGGGCTTGAACGATCGATACTATCTTAGATAAAGCCTCTATCAGCTCATTCAGCATCTCATGTAAATGAAGTTCTTTAAAATCCAAGGTGATTATGCTGGTAAAACCATACAATGCATTGATATTATCTATCAATTGCCTCTGATAGATATTTCCACCCGTAATGAAAACACAGTGAACCTCATCTCCTTGCCCCAAATGTTTCAAAATACTCCCCCCGCATCCTAATGTCTCATCATCGGGATGTACTGAAATAACCAGCACTTTCTTTTTTTCTTTCATATTTATATAATTCTACTGGAAATTCTTTTTCACAATCTTACACTACTCGGTATATTCACTACCCGATCCGCAAACCAGATGGTGTTCTCCAATCCATCATTCTCGTATTTCTCAAACATAGGCAAGCGATTCATCAATTCCCAAATGGGGCGTGTCATAACACCATGGTCATTGGTATATTCCAAAAATTTGTATTGCGCCGCTTTATCTTTCATGATGACCACATTCAACCAATAATTGGAATAACTATCCTCCGGCTCCTCGAAGAAATCAATATCCGGTATATCCTTAAAGAAGTCCGCATATTCTTGAGCCACTTTCCGCTTGCTGGCCACAAACTCATCCAAATGCTCCAACTGGGCGCAACCCAAAGCCGCATTGATATTCGGCATACGATAGTTATAACCGATATGATCATGGCGGAACTCCCAGCGGTGAGGGACCTTTGCCTGAGTCGTGATGTGCTTGGCCAGCTTACCCATTTCCTCGTCTTGGAATAACATCATCCCACCGCCTCCGGTCGTAATGGTCTTGTTCCCGTTGAAACTAATGGCCCCAACCTTACCGAAGATACCGGTATGTCGTCTCTTATAAAGGCTTCCGATACTTTCCGCCGCATCTTCCACCAGTTCTATATGCCACTCTTGGCAAACATCCACCAACTCATCCAGCTTAACCGGATGTCCGAAAGTATGCATGGGAACACATGCTTTCACCCGTCTGCCCGTACGCTTGTTATGACAAACACCATTCTTTAACTCAGCGTTCTTCTCTAACCAAACTCGCAACGCTAGAGGAGAAAGTCCCATCGTCTCCCGATCCACGTCAATAAAAACAGGATGAGCGCCGATATAGCTTAGCGCATTACAAGTGGCTACGAAGGTCAAGGCTTGGGTAAGCACCTCGTCATCCCGCTCAACCCCGACAAGAAGCAAAGACATATGGAGAGCGTTCGTTCCACTGACACAGACCACTGCTTTCTTAGCCCCTGTATAACGGGCCATCTCCTCCTCGAAACGGTCTACGAATTTGCCAACGCTTGAGACAAATGTCGTATCAATACATTCGTTCAGGTATTTCTTCTCATTACCTATGAACTTAGGCACACTCAAGGGAACGAACTCCGAGCTGCCATACATCTCGTGGATAAAGTCCACGACTCTCGCATAATCAGACATATCTTGATTCCTTACATTTTTTGATCCAGATTCTTTCCCTTCTCCTCATGTTCGAAATGAGGGATGAAGCGTTGGATAGCCTTCACGACCTCCTCTTTCGTGAAAGAGGGACTGGCGAAGATGGATTCCAATTCAACGAAGAACGCATCGATCTCCTTCAACGGCCGTTTTTGTACCTCCTCTATAACTCCAAGGCTGCTAAAGCGATCCATGTTCAATCTCTCGCCCGGGACATAGAATTCCTCGTATGCCTTTTCACCGGTCGTATCCGAGCCAAAATAAACGACAGGATATTCCTTATTGTCGAATGGCATATCCGCAGCAAAGTGCTTTGCTTCTTCATCCGAAGAAAAGACTTTCTTTTGACATCCCATTGACTCGACATACTTATCGCATATGGAAGAGAAAGTTAGCATCTGCTCCTCCCCCAGTTTCGGGAAAAAGATCTCACCATTACGGCCAAGGACACAGGCTAACATACAAATCTGGCCGGATTCCTCTGGCGAGACGAAATAACGCTTCACGTCATTCGGAGCTGCGAGAGGCTGTTTCTTCATGACACGGTGTATCCATCCATTGGGCAATGAGCCATTCGAAAAAGCGACATTCGCAAAACGGGCGGTAGTGACCTTAAACCTCGAGGTATAGGCCATTATCATATCTTCCATAATCCGTTTACTCGCTCCCATGATGTTCACAGGGTTTGCGGCCTTGTCAGTCGAGACACAAAAGAAATGCTTGGGAGGGTAAACGGAGAGAAGATCAAGAAAGCGTTTTGCTTTTATATCATTGTTCTCAATGAGTGCTTGCACACTGTATTTATCTTTCTCGCTACGCACATGCTTGTGTGCCGAGAAATTCGCCACTATGTCAAATCCCTTCTCCTCACGGAAAATACGCTCAAAGATAGGATCGGCAAAACTCAACGTATAAGTTCGATATTCTTCCGGAACATACATTCCTTCAGTGCTACGAAGATCGCGGGTAAGTTCCGCTAGTCCATTCTCATTCAAATCCACCACCACCAATTTGGAAGGCTTGAAAGGGAGCATCGCTTTTATAAAAGATGAACCGATAGACCCAGCTCCTCCTATCACTAAAAGACTTTTTCCTTCAATCTCTTTTGAAAGAGTCTCTCTATTATTCTCAATATCGGCGGCAAACATACTTTCCGCACGATGAGTTACGTTGTCCGCTATAAAATTACCTAGGTTTAGCATCATGATATATATATGTAAACGTCCGAAAATTGTTATTTTTATGATTAGTTATAAAGGGTACAGTACTACTATTTTCTTGAGGATGCCTCGAAACCGTAACCATAGCCGTAGCCATAACCGTATCCCTTGCCGTAGCCGT